CAGTACGGGCATCAGTAACTGCTCGCGCTGATAGGCAGCCTCCATACCCATCTCTACGATTTTGGGATGAAGGTGGCTGTGCAGCTGATACGTTCGGTCTGTGTCCCCACAAGCATACTTGCCAACGAGGTCACCGGGGGCGCGACAGATGTAAGCGCCCCAATCGCTGGCTTTGGCCTCGGGTACGTTCTGTAGTACCCAATCTTTGACAGCGTCTTGTTCATCGGGCGGGAGACCCAGAATTCTATGCGCGGAGGGCTTGAGACCGAAGGAAGGCGCATATGGATCGGCAAGGAAGATATCGTACTGTGAATCGTGGGTGCGTAGGGGGTCGGGCTGAGTATACCCGAAATGACGCTTGAGAACGGCGGACTCGAATGGTGAGTTATGGGCGAGCCATTCATCAGACTCCACGCACTGAAGGACAGCAGCTCTACCTTCTTCCCAGGAGCAGTTGTTCTCGGTGGGGTGCGCCCAAGCCAGATATCTAGATGGGGCTGAGCCAATCTTAATTGACGCTCCCACAGGCTTTGGGGGATTGTAAATTGGGTTACCACAGATCCCCTCCGTTTCAAAGTCAATTGTGTTCATTGACTCTCTTCTCCAATTCTGCCAACTTCTTCGCCAGAGTCTCGAGTACCTGCGTCATCAACATCTGCGCTTCAGAGATCTTCTCTAGTGATCGCAATACGCGGGTATTGAATTCGTCTTGTTCCATGATCTGTGTCCTGAAGAAAAAGAAGCCCCGGGCGGCAACTGCGGCGTAACGACCCGGGGCAAATCGCGCTTCACAGCGCGGGGAGGAGACAATCAGAACTTAGACTTGCCCTGCGGCTGCTCCTTGGGAGCGTCACTGGCCGTTTCTTCGTACCCCTGAAGACCCAGACGCTCAGCCTCTGGAATGCGCTTCTCAATCGCGTCGAGAATCTCAATGCTGGGCACCACGCTCAACGGAGTGAAGTTGACCTTGAACTGCGTCTTCGCGTCGGGGGTCACCTTGATGTGCGTAACAGCAGCGAACGGCGGTACGTTGGCAGCAGCGGCCAGCGCATTGACGAAGTTGCTGTAGTTCTTACCACTGGTCACAGGCAAATCCATGATAGCCAGCTCAGCCACTGCGACAGCCTTAGCCGGATCAGCCTCCTTGAGCACGGTAGCAGGAATCAGCACTAAGCGACGAGATTCCTTGCATGCCTTGCCCTTGCCCGTAGCAGGGTCAGACTTCCACTCCGACTTAGGACAGCCCTTGCAAGTAGCGTGAGGAGGATTCTCCACCACACGATCGGGCGTCATGTCTTCTCCCGTCAACGACATGCTGAAGCAGTTCGGATTCACGATGTTGTTGGCATCATACCTGCCTGCGTACCACGTGCTGCGATACGTGGCAGCCAGTACGATCACTTCCACCTCATTATTCGGCATGGGATTGCCGCCGTAGCTCAATACCCCGCTTTTGAGGCCGAACTTGCTAATGCTCGGCCGCTCAGCAGCTGCAACATTCTGCGCCTTAGCCGCAAGGCGGGCCAGCACATCGCTGGGCAGGGCGAGCCCGTTCGACGGGGCGGCGACAACATCATTTTGCTTGGTAGCCATTTAACACCTTACAGCTTGCTCTTACTTAGTTTGTACACCGGATAGGTTCCCACCCCCGGTACTTGGACGCCGTTCAGCCAGCGCTCTTTAATCGCAGCAGTACTCAACCGCCGCTGCATCAAGCTCATATCATTCTGCTGAATGATATGAGAGTAGAACTCTTCCCAGTTAGTTACGACTGGTTCGTCATGAATCTGTAGCGTCAGCGACGCTAGCTGGCCGCCAATCGTCGTTAGACTCTGCTCCTGCATCTCAGCGATTAACTTGGCGAAAAGAGAAGACTCTTCGGCCTTGAGCCTAGCAGCTTCCTTGTCTGCCGCGAGTCTTAACTCTCGTGTCGTCCAGTACTTATCGCCTAGCTCACCTAGCTGTTTAGGAGACATCTCTACCCCAGAGAAACGCCATTTCCAGAGCATCCAACACCCAGGCATGCGGCTGCCACACGTCAGATTCGTCTGCTGTTTGTGGAAGATAGCCGTGCTCTTCTTTATGATTGAATGCTGTAGTCTGCGCAATAGACAGCAGAACTTCTTTCAGTTGTTCTTCAGTCAACTCAATTCCTCCGCAATAAGCGCGAGACTAGGAGTAACAGCGAAATTGCCACGCTCATCAAGACCAAGGCTACTGTACTGTTCCATAAGGAACCCGACGAGATTAGGTCCAACAGAACGATAATCTCCATCCACAACGCGGATATCATCGTAGTTAACCACCCCAAAAGGATCCTTTGTGTATTTGACGCGGAAATCCGTCCCGGATTTAGGGTCTGTATAGATAGTCTCTAGCACTGCTTTTTAGACTGCAGCACGTGTCGCTGTCCGTTGGGATCCAGACGCACGAGAGTCTTTTGGCTAGCCGGGCTGCGCTCGTAGGCAGCAGCCGCGTCGTTGTGGGAAGGGGTGAACTCAATCACTACGATGCCGTAGCATTTCACCTCGAAGATCGGATATGCCTTACGAGACACGCAAACTCCTAACAATGTGCAGCCAGTATAACGCAACGATGTTGCGCGTACCAGTGCTGTTACCTTAGTCGCCGTAGACCTGCTTGCGAGTCCACCACCAGGGAGTGAATGCGATCTGTGCGATCGTGGGTCCGTTGTCCACAGACTCGTAGGCGGCTTGCCAGTCAGGCGGCTCGGAAGAGCTTGGATCCCAGGCCAGGATTATCTCTTCCGCGCGACGCATGCAGCGATAAAGCTGCTTCTTCTGAATCTCTGCTGAAACGATGAATCTCAGACCGGCAAGAAGCCACAGTATCTCTATGAATTCTAGCATTTCTCCAGTTCCTTTTCAGTTACGGTAGTTTCTTCGTCTGATGGAGGAGGCAGCGGTGTCAGACTACGATCTCTGGCGTAGCCCTGCTGACCTGGAGGTGCCGTGTGGCTCTCCGAGATCCTCTGGCCAGAATGCAGTGCTACCTTGTGAATGCGAACAGGTCCCAGGGCCTCCACATGCCACCACTTCTCCAGAGACATGATTGGATCATTTGGAGCATCCCCCAGAATGAGAACGATCTGCCCCTCGTTGGGGCCGTTGTTCATCTTGCAGATGTCGCCAATCTTACACCGTGGCATGATCTTTCTCCTTCTCCGGCAGGGTCAGGCCGGGCACGTCGTTGCCGTTAGCCCGAGCGATGGCGAGCTGTTCGTCCAGTCCTTCTTGATCCCGCAGTGGGCGCAAATCACGATCGTCAGCGGAGGCAATGCGACCGGGAGGAACTCGACGTTCGATGAATCCTCCGACGTAGAGAACCGCGCTGTTCAGGTTCTCACAGAACCACCAGGTACCGAATTCTTCTTCGTCTCGTTTACCGACACGGAATATCGTACCGATGTTGTGCTCATCTCCGCTGACCATGACAGCGAGATCACCTTCTTTCACATTAGACACTTTCCATCTCCTTCACATTTTCTTCCTCCAGATCTTCCTTGGGCGCGGGAGGAATGAGCCGCAACGTAGATTCCTGGAATGATATTTCCTCCCTGTAGTACCGGGAGAACTGCGGAGGATCTGCAATCCAGGAGTCTGGATAGACAGGGCACCTATCTGCCAGAGAAAAGATTCTTCCATGCACATCTTCTATCGTGCCACCAACGCACATGACCAGATCGCCCTTTTTAAAGCTAGACATTTGGGAATGCCCCTAGGGTTATGCAAGGCACCATTGTAGGGCCGGACGCAATCAGCCCCAACAAATGAACTGTAACAAGCACCTTGTGGACAGCAGTCCGGCACGCGTACACTGGCAGGCCCAACGTAAAGCACCCAACATGCTCACCTTTCCAGAACTGACTCTGGAAGTTCCAAGTCATAACAAAGACTTGCTCTTCCCGGGACTAGACAAGGTGTGGCGATATCTAGAGAAGCGGGGCATCAGCGAATACACAGCCGAGCAGTGCGGGCTCCTTGTCGTTAAGGCGTCTGAACTGATTGCTGCAAGCCGTTCTGTTGGCCGGAGTGAAAACTCCGACACCCGGGCCGCCATTGTATTCCCCCACTACGGATACGCCACAGATTCCCCTATCGATTGGTGGTCGGCTCGACTGGTGGATACCAGCGATCCTAAGCCCACACTGGTGAAGTCCTTTGCAGACCTTACCACTAAGAAGCCTCTGGGCAAGATGTTCTGCCCACCTAGCGAACCTCCGCACGCGTACATCCCTCCCATTCTTGATTGGCGAGACATACCTCGTAAATCTAAGATCTTTATCCACGAGTCCTGCATTAAGAGCATTAACGGTGCCTTGCTGCATGAGTACTCGCTAGGACTAAATGGCGTGTGGGGCTGGCTGAGCAAGAAGCACAGCATCGCTCTTGTCGACGAGATTAAAAGCCTGCCGTGGAAGGCGCTAGATCTACAGCCAGTTATTCTATTCGACAGCAATATCCACGACAATTGGGACGTCCAGCACGCGGCCAGTGCGCTGGGCGCACGTATCTATACCATCACGGGGCAGCGCGCTCAGTTACTCCGTCTTCCTAAGACAGCTGATGGTGAAGATCAGGGCTTTGATGACTTTGTCCAGTCTGTCGGTATGGAGGAAGCCAAGAAGTTCCTCAACTCAGACACAGAGGAAGTGGGCATCTCAGATGTTGATATCTTCAAGGCACAGCTGAATAATGAGGTGTGCATCGTAAGGAGCATGGGTAAGATCGTAGAGCAGAAAACTGGTACGATCATGAGCCTTTCTACCTTTTCTGACGTCAACTACGCGCACTACACCGCCGTAGTGACTGATGAAAATGGAAAGATGCGAAAGATGAATGTACCCAAGATGTGGATGACAGATAAAGACCGTGTAGAAGTGGCCCGGCTTGAGTACAATCCAGGAGAAGCACTACTGAACAACGACAGTCTCAATCTCTGGCGTGGCATGGGGTTGGATCCAGAGCCCGGTTCCGTATCACCCTGGATGGAACTGTTGACCCACAATGTGGAGGACGACTTCCTCAAGGAGTGGGTGCTCCGCTGGCTGGCCTACCCGCTGCAGAACCCGGGGTCCAAGCTCAACAGCTTGATCCTGCTGGTGGGGCCGAGCGGTACGGGTAAGGATCTATTCCTGCGGCCATTCCATCGCATCTACGGACAGAATGCGATCAAGATTGGTAATAATGAGATTCGCAGCCAATTCACGTCTTTGTGGGCGAACAAGCAATTTCTTCATCTAGATGAGTTGACTCGTAGTCGTGCGGATGCAGATCTGATCAACAATAAGCTGAAGGGACTATGCACCGATGAGAACGTGACCGTCAATCAGAAAGGTCAGCCTGAGTTCAAGATCCGTAATCGTATCAATATTGCAATCACATCTAACTATCTTGATTGCGTGAAGTTGGACATGGATGATCGTCGCAGCGGCGTGCTGCTATGGAAGCCCGTGGCGCCACAGTTTGATCATCGTGGAGATGAACCCTACTGGCAACGCTATGTGCAGTGGTGCGACAACGGCGGAGCCGAAGCACTATATGACTTCTTGCTCACGTACGACGTGGGTAACTTCAACCCCATGGCCTGGGCACCGGGCAGCGAGGCGAAAGAATTGGTTAAGGAATCTGGCATGAGCCCCCTGGAAGCCTGGGTGCGCGATCTGTACAACACCCCCGATGAGGTGCTGCCAATCGTATCCGAGGGCAAGTCTCTGTGGACTAGCAAGGAGCTGGCCACGCTGTTCTACGGCTGTCCTGAAGATCAACTACGGAAGTCACAGATCGATGCTGTGGGGGTAGAAATGCGATCTATCGGCTTCCAGCGCGCCAACGACGGTAAGGTAATCCGCACCCGGGACGGCCGCATTGACCGGTATTGGGTGGTGCGGGATCGTAACACCATTTGGGACGCGCCAACCGCCAGCGCCAGCCTAAACACGAGGCTACCCGGCATGTCGAAGGGCTAATAGGAGCAAAAAGAATAGGGGGCTGGTACCAAGGTACCAGCCCCCTAATTTTGACTGCTCGTAACCGGGTTACTTGCTGCCGAAGTACGTGTCCATGCGCTTGCTGATCTGCACCAGCAGCTTGTTGATCGCGTGCAGTTCGTCTAGGATCTGCACGTTGCCGCCCGCGTTCTTGACCTCGGCGCGCTTGGTGGCACGATTCAGCGCAGTTTCCTGAGACTTGAGCTTGTAATTGCTCGGCAGAGACAGGGCTTCTCTCGCGGTGGCCACGTTGCTCTTTTCCACAGGGAAGCCCAACGCCTCCGTGGCCTTCTTAGCGAAGTCCACGTCGTCCAGCCCGCTGGTGATGTAGTTGCTGCGCATGTAGTCGGTCAGACGCAGCATCAGGTCCAGAGTGAGACGATTGAGTTGTCGTTTCTCACTCACAGCGGCACCTCACTCAGCACACGCGTGGGCACGTAGCCATTGTCCATGGCCGCGTCCTTCCTCAGGAATGCCACGAAGTCCTTGTCCGTCGGATCGACGTGGTCGTGTCCGTTGGACCAGTTGCCCCTGCCGTCGGTGTACTTGTAGGCTGTGCACGGCGCTTCTCCGTACTCGGTGTAGTACAGGCCGGGCTTGGTCACTTCGGTCGCCTTGCAGGGGAACTTGAGAGACTTCTTGCGCGTGTGCTGCGTCACGCTGTTCACCAGATCCTGCACGGTGAAGGATCCAGACCGAATCTGCTCCGGCGTGATTGAGCACGCTCCCAGCACGAGAATGCTACTCTGAGAACTGCGGTTCAGGCCACGCTCGGGGTCACACAGATCCCTTGTCTTGCGGGCCGGGACATTCACCGTCCGGCCATTGCGCCAGTTGCTGCCGTCAAACCAGCGCAGGTAGCGCTCATCAGAGCTGTGTTCTACCAGATACACGCCCTCCTGGGTGATCTTGTCCGCAGAGCACAGGAAGTCCGGATCACCCAGATGCTCTTCGGGCTGCGGGTCGGTGGTGCCGTCCTCTTCCGGTTCGGGAACGCGATGTTCGATCTCGTCCATATCCGGCACGTAGGCCAGCATGCCGTTGTCCTGAACGTGCAGACCCGGCGTGCGGAACAGCTGGACTCCAGCCGAATCCTTGCCGCAGCAGTCGGGGTCACGATGCCCAGCGGGCACGGCAGACTCACGGATCGGGGGACCGAATCCGCTCACCAGCGGATCCAGACTGTCCATGTTGCCATTTCGGTTCATTTCTATCTCCTTTAATCAAAGGGGCTAAACGGCGCGCCCGCCCGGGCACGCTGGTTAGCCCCCAACCACACGTCAAAAACGCGTCGAAGGGGGCATTCGATTAGTCGCTGCCCATGCCTTTGGGCGGCAGGGCGCTTTCCATGCCCATGGGCACGTCGTCGGGGTACTCGTTCATGATCTGTCTCCAGTTAAAGATCAGGCCTCCTCAGCGAGGAGGATCTCGATGTACGGCGTCAAGCCCATGCCGTGCACGGCGCCGCCAAAGCCTTCAACCGCCCAAGAGACGAACTCTTGGTGGATGTGGCCGCTGCTCTTCATGATCACCACACCCACGGCCATCACGCACAGACCCGCCACCATGCGGTGCGACTGCTTGTGGTGATGTCCCAACGTCGCACGGCAGATGTAACCCGGCAGGTTAATCACCCGAGTGATGCGAACGATGTGATGCTTCATGATTGTCAGCTCCTTGTTATTGATCTGGCACCCGCCCGGGTGCCAGTAGGGCCATTGTAGGCGGGGAGTTAATCCGCGCCTAGCGCTGATTTGTATCAGTGCAGCTTGCTGCGATCCGGCGGCTGATGGATGATGCCCATCTTCTCCAGCGCCTCCTTCATCTCCTTGAACTCCGGATGCGCTTCGGCCTTGGCGTTGGTGGACTCCATGCGAGAGAGGAACTCGTGCATGTCTCGCGGCGGATCCGTGTAGATGTTGTTCTCTTCATCCTTGATGCCCATCTCCTTCAGCTCCTGCATCAGATCCTGACGACGATCCAGCAGCGCGTCGATGTAGCGCCAAGGTTCGGGGTTGATGCCGTCACGCAGCAGATCCTTCTGCTCCTTGCCCGTGATCTGCGTGAAGCCACCCTGGTCCCTGGCGTCGCGCAGAAGCTCGGACATCTGACTGGCGCCTTCGTAGTCCCAGCGGTTGACGCCATCCAGATCGTTGCTGACGTGAGCGAGGTTGCCACCGCCGCCGAGCTTGATGGGGCCTTCGGTGTGGAGATACATCTTGGGGCCGAGCCTGACCAGCCAGCAGTACACGTTGCGAGCCTTGCCCGCGTTGCTGGGATCGTCCTTGTCCCAGGCGTTCTCGGGATCACGCTCACTAGCGATCTCCGAGTCGAGGAATGCCATCTCCTTCGCGATGCCCGCCAGCCGCAGGAAGTTGGCCAGCCGGGTAATGTCCTTGAGCATGTCGTTGAGATTGTCCATGATTTGCTCCGTTAAGTAAGAAGAAAGGCCCGCGACCTTCACAGGTGGCGGGCCTCAGGGGTGCGCGCTCTCTGCCAGAGCGGCTGGATCAGGCGGGGCTGCCGAAGAGCTGGTCGAGCATCGCCTCGAACTGCGCGTCGTCGTCGCCCTGGCCGGACGGGTCGCCGTCCTGGAAGCGGTCGTCGGTGTCCAGGCTGTCGCGTTCCTGCACCAGCGCGTCGGCGTAGGTCATGGCGCGCAGGCCGGCGGCGGAGGGGTCGTCGACGCCGAAGTTCTTCATGTCGTCCTGCACGGCGTTCAGCACGTCCTGGATCACGGAGCTGTCCCAGCGGGACGCTTCTTCCAGCGTGAAGGCGGGCTCGTACTTCTGCCCGCCGGAGTCCTGCACCTCGTCGTCCGTGGAGACGCGGATGTAGAACCCGCCGGCGTCGGCCCAGATCACGCTGTCGGCAGCGGCGTCGGGCGTCAGGTTGTTGATCTGCTTCTGGCGGGTGCCCGCCGTGGTGCCGAGCGCGAGGGCGATCGCCGGGCCGAGCGTCAGCGCGTCGATGGTCTTGTGCTTGTGGGTCTTGGCCAAGATTTGGCTCCTTCAGGTTGGGTTGATGGCTACCTAGCCACACCAGCTAGGCAGTGGTGTTACTGTAAGGCGCAGATAGTTGGAGTGGGGTGGAAATTGTTAGTGGATGCTACTCGCCGCTCATTTCTTCTGATCCTTCGGCCAGCCAGCTTTCACCAGCTCGTTCACCACGTTAGCCACTACAGGTAGTGTGCGCACGGCGGTGGGCTGGTCTGCGGGCAGGTACTTGGCGAACTCGGGCATGGCCTCCTTCAACATCTTCACAGTCGTGACGCTATACGCTACCGAGCGCAGCTTTTCAGTGAGCGCTCGCCGAGAATCTCTCTGCGCATCCCTCTTGTTCACCAGCTCCTTTAACTCGGGCACTTCACGGACCTTATTGTGATAGACATCTTTATCCGTCCAACCACGCGGGCTGGGGATAGTAGAGCCGTAGATCGTAGTGGTCTCCACGAATCCGTTGGATTCCTTGTCCTCCCACGCTTTCTTTACGACAGGTGGAACAAGCGATAAGGCAGCCTTTACGGCCGCCTTACGAATCTGCTCGTCGTAGTCCATTTGTGGAACATCATCCATCACCTGACGCACGAAGGCGTCTCTCATCGTGTTCGTTAACTTCACTTAGTTCCTTTCAGTCTTACTTGAACGCCCACCACGCAGCGAGTGCCAGCAGCCCAACGATCAACGCTGCGCCCGCGCCGGCCAGCACGTAGCCCCGGGGTTCCACTTCGTACGAGTCGACGAAGTCGTCCCAGTCTTCTTCCGGAGTGAAGATCTCCGTGTTCTTCGGAAGATTCAAGATCTCCTCGGAAGTCATGCCTTCAGTATTCACTCTAAGCTCCTTCTGGGCCGACGGCCCGTTTTCAACTCATCTGCGGCGGCAGGATCCCAATCCTGCCACCATTCGTTGGGAAGATGATCTGCCCAATGCGGCAGGTATTCCCTTGGAAAAATCAATCCGCGAAATCTAATCTCGCGGACTACCTGCAAGAATCTTTGCTCTATCCAACCGAGCTTGTTATAGAAAAAGAACAGATTTCCTCTGGGGGTGATGGTGTACTGCTGCGGCAGCGCAGTCGTGTAGCCACGATCGTAGTACGTGGCTGCGAGCCGTACGATCTTAATGCACGAGTCGTACTCGTCAATCAACTGTCTGGCAGTCAGCAGGCAGACCGGCTTCAAGTTGATCATGATCTTCCTCCCCCAAATCGGGCAACGGGAGCAGCAGATTGTCGTTCTGATACGGAATATCCATCTCCTTGTACCCGTACAGCGGGTGATTCATTATGATGTGGAAATTGGTATCCGTGCGCCAGACAGGTTCGGTCAGTATCAGGTTAGCGAAACCCACCACCTCGCGCAATTCTTCAGTCGTGGCCAGCTCCAGCACGGTACAGACCCTGCCCTCGTTGCCTGACACTGACCGCACGCAGATGGCGCGGTCGCCTTTCTTGCAGTTCATACTCCCCACTCCTCTGCAATGTCTGCGGCGAACAGCAACCACGCGTATCGCGCAGCCTGCCGCACAGGACCCGCTGGGAATTCATTGAACTGACTGGTAGACCAGGTCAGGACCCCCAACTCTTCAAGAAAGACACCCCAGTTCTTGTTGAAGTCCTTTGACCAGTAGACTGCGTCGCAGGAGTACATATATCTGCCATCGTTGCCGTAGGCGTACTCACCTTCGCCGTCCCACAGGTAGTATTCCGCCGCCTGTCTCAGCGTCTCTGCGATAGTCAGTGACATACCGCGCTCGCTTGGCAGTGCACGGGCTGGGTAGTAGCGGTGCGGCCGGGGTCGGCGCCGAACGCCACGGCCACTTCCTGCGTGGTCTGCGGGTTGGGATCGACGGAATCCCCTTCGGGGCTTCCTCCTCCACAGCCGGTGAGCAGCGCGGCGCAGCACGCTGCGAAAATCACGATGGTGACATACGTCTTCATGACAAACTCCTTACACAGGGGGGTTTTGAAAAGCTTCGAGGATGGAGATCACGGCCAGCACGTCCACGCCGAGCACAGCGCCCATGCACATGGTCATGATAGATCGTGGGTTCTTGCAGTATTCACGGTGGAATACCCACGCTACCCAGCACGTGATCCAGACGGAGAGGATCAGAAACACGGCCACCTCCCGTCGATCAGGCAGACCGCCACGTTCGCGACGATGAGCGCCAGACACGCAACACCGACGATGAAGCCGAACCAGTTCTTCTCTTCGAAGTTCCTGACCGTGGCCCAGCCGATGAAGCACGTGACGATGAGAGCAAGCAGGTCGTATGCGAGCATTGTGGCGCTCCTGTTGTTGCAAGCAACTACAGTGTAGCCCTCGGCTGCAGTCCGATGGTTAGGGGTTTTACCAGTGTGTAATCACCGTCAAGGGTGATTACACGCGTGCCGTCGTCATCTACGATGACACCCTCGACTTGAAGAAACCGCTTGTTCTCGTCATACCCCTCCACGCGGGTGAGGTTCAGTCGTTCGTTGTGGCTGCGAATGCGCCAGTGGGTGAGTGTTTTCATTTGTAGAACTCCTTCACTTCTTCGTTGCTCATGGGGCGCCACAGGTCACCCGGCAAGGCGGGTATGGGCTGGTAGGGCGCGTCCAGGGCGCGCCAACCCCCCTGCGACCACGCTGCGGGCTTTTGCACCGGGCTGTAGCACCTACGGTACCAGCAGTGCTTTTTGATGCTCGTATGGGGCGCGGGCTGGGTGTCAACCGACACCCAGCGTCCGTGATCGTACGGATACGCAGTCCTCAGGATCTGAAGAATCACCAGGTCAGCGTTTGCGCCGCTCTGGTCCGCGATACACCGAGCGGCGCTCAGGGTTAGATTGTACAAGAGTCTCGGGGGAATCAGGGTCACGTCTAGCGGCTTGTTCCCGTGCAGTGCGCAGTTCATCTCGCGCAGCAGGTCTTGCACGCGCGTGAGCAAGGATGTATTCACGGGTTGGCACTTTCGGATCTTTTGGATACTTCACTTCTGAGATCCCTAGAAGAGTCTTGTTGAGCCCTCCACTCGCGTTCGCACTTCATGATTCCGTAGAGCCCCATAACCACGGTTATGAAACACAGCAGCCAAATGAATGCGACACACCAGTGCATTGAGTCCTCCGCTCCTCTAAGGTGTCAGTCTCTTACTTCTGGTTCTCGCGCTCTTCCAGCCGCATGCCGGACCATTGCACCAGCGCGAACGCCAGCCACGGCAGCGTGAACACCGCCAGCCAGATGAGGTCGACAGTGCTGATGAGTTCATCGTTCATAACGTTCTCCTTAGCGCCCGGGGGTGGGCAGTTACAGGCTACCACGGGATTGGGTCAGGTGGTATCAGTTACACCTTGCGGATGATGTCCAGCTGGGTGCAGCTGACGATGCCGTCGTGGTCGTTGCGGGTGCGATCTGGGATCACAATGCGCGCGTCGTACAGCGGCTGCGAGCCTTGATAGGCAGCGATGATCTCAGCCCGCTGTTCGGGCAGACCACAGAGAGGGTCTGCCCGCAGCAGTACTAGATCACCTACGGCGTAGGGTGGGGTCACAGCTGGTCGAGCCCTTCGTACGCCTCGTCGTCCATGGGAACCCGACCACCCGCGTCGCGACGGGCTTGACGCGCGGCGGCGGCTGCCAGCTCATGCCTGCGCTTGGCGGCGGCGCGGGCCTGCTCGCTGGTGTACTGGTGCGCGTTGCCCGACCGATGCGCCGCCTTGCCGCCCATGCTGGCGATCTCCTTGCGACGTTCGATGGAGAGCGTGGCAAAGCCACGGGGTTTGTTCTGCTCAGCCATGGCACAGCTCCACCAGCTTCTGCGCGCGGGCTTCCACTTCCGGAGTGAACGTGAGCACTTCCACGCGCGGGAGCGCCGCGTCCAGGAAGCGCAGACCGGCTTCGAACACCTCGGCGTACTCGGCGTACTCGGCGTACTTGGCGGACTCGGCGGCGTACTCGGCGGACTTGGCGGCGGACTCGGCGGCGGACTCGGCGGCGTACTCGGCGGCGTACTCGGCGGACTTGGCGGCGTACTTGGCGGCGGCGTACTTGGCGACGTACTTGGCGGACGCGGCGGACGCGGCGGCGTACTTGGCGGTGATACGAGAGCATTCTTCTGCGAAATCTGCCGCCAAGTACGCACGCCTGATCATCTCAGTGCGGTCTTCCGTCGTGCTGCCCATGGCGCGTTCGATGAACGGGATCAGCCGCTGACGCTGTTCGTCATTGGCCATGTCGTTCAGCCTGATCGCGATGGGCCGCACCGTGACGCACACGCAGGGAGATCTGTCCGTGATCTGGGGCTCACCGTTGAGGTAGGCGATCACATTCATGAAGCAGCCCTGACCGGTCTTGTCGGTGTCGTCATGACTGCTACTGAGCAGTTTGATGGGTTGGATGTTGAGCACTTAAATACTCCTAGTGAATTAATGAACACAGCCCTGCGCGCAGGGCTGTTGTATTGTAGGGCACCGACTAGTCGGTGCCCTAGCAAGGAATTGTTACAGCCGACGTGCGGTGTAGCCGCTGGGCACGTCATCTTCAGACTGTAGCAGGGCAAATTCAGCCGATGCTCGCTCCCGATCTTCAAAGCAGAATCGCCTCTTCCAGCTGAACTCATCACATCCGAGGAAGATGCCTCGGGTGAACAGCAGCTCGCCCAGACAGGCCACGGTGCCGTCGGGCAGCAGGCGCACGGCCATGTACTCGCCGCGCAGCGTGGAGATGATCTCTTCTGTGGTCATGGATGAGTCAGCAGCGGGTCGTACGCCTGTCCCTGCTTGAAGAGATAGTTGAGGTATGCTGCGAGCGGTGTGGGGCCGTACCCAAAGCTCGTGCGGTACATCGGGCTCATGCACGCCCAGCCACGACCCGACTCGCTGAGCTTGCCGGGCTGGCTAAAGATGACGGGAGAGATGATGAGCTTGGGTTGGATCACAGCGGCAGCTCCTCGACGGTAGATCTTACCGGTGTACACCGGTAAGCAGCACGCGTGGACCCGTCCAGGTTGTGGACGTAGAAGTCCACGGCGTCCAGGGGCGGAGATTCCGGGTCCAGACCTGAGAGCACGACGTGCTCGGTCCAGTCGCTGGTGTGCAGGACCTGAGTCAGAACTGACTCAGGCTCGGCCAGATGCGCGCCGCTGCCAGTTCTCAAGAGGCAGTCGGCGTACTTGAGCAGCGCGGCGGAGAGGGTGGGGTCGATCATTCCAGATCCTCCATCTTCATTTCCTTGACAGGGAAGGACTTCTCCACCACGGGGTAGCAGACGTCCTCCTGCGTGTCGATCACGATGTACAGGTTGGGATGCGTCAGCGCGCGGCGCATCACGTCGGGGTCGTTGGTGCCGCGCGGGATGATGTGACTGGCGATGTGGCAGATGTAGTAGCGGTACTTCACGTCAGCTCCTTGATGTCTTGGAACGCATCGTCGGGGCCGATTACCTGCGTGATGTCATTGTCGATCACCAGGTAGTCGTCCTCGTTGGCGAACTGGTACGCGGTGGCCGTCTGGTTGGTGGCGGCCACCTCGCCCGTGGGGAGGGAGATGATGTAGAAGCGCGGGGTCACGCCATCTCCAGATCGTGCGGGGCGACGGAGCCGTTGTGCCCAGCGTGGTGGAACGTACCCAGCTCGGTGTCGATCACGACGTGGACTTCGTCGTTGCAGAACGCCTGCGCGATCAGCTCCTGGTCGGTGCCGGTCAGGGTGCCGTTCTCGGAGTGAAGGATGATGTAACGGAATTTCACTTGCATGCTCCTTGAGTGTGAGCGGGTGGAGGGGCGTACTTCATCAGAAGTACGACGGGGACTGACATGAGACAGACCACGATGGAGAGCGCGGTGCCGAAGCTGACGACGGCCACGAATCCCTGCCAGCAGAAGCGGTAGAAGTCACGCATCTGGGTCATTTGTCCAGTTCCTTACTCAGCCGGTCGATCTCGTTCTGGATGAGCCACAGCCCGAAGTGCCGCATCAGCTCCACGCCGAAGAGAGAGCCGGAGTTCTCATCCACGGTGAGGAACGCCTTCTCCAGGAAGTCCTCCAGGGGCGGGTCGTAGCCCTTGCTGCGGGCCTTGTCCATCATGCCCATCGTCTTCTCGACGAGGGTCTTGTAGTCTTCGGTCTGGGTCATGAGGTGGCTCCGTCGTTGAAAATCTCGTCAAAGCAGGGCTCGCAAATGCCGGAGATCTGCGTTTCTGCCCAGCCCAGCGGGGTGTGCGCGGCCGTGGGAGAATCCAGCGGCTGGTGGCACTGCGCGCAGTGCGCGTGGCGGTGCAGCTTCTGCGAGAATAGCAGCTTGGCGTCCTGCTCGGATTCGGGCAGCAGGTGGCCCCGGATGCTGGTTCTCATGAGAAATTGGCCCGTTTTGCGGGCGGGTAGTGGGTGGGCCTGGGCATGGGGCAAAAGCTCCGGTTTGGGGCCATTCGAGGCCGTTGCGGGGGTACGCACTAGTGTGGCATTGGAAGTTAGTTACCAGGGTTGGGGTTTACCACTACGCAGACGTCGCCTTACGGGCTTGTCATTTCCATACTTGCCATGAGGATCTGACTCTGGCGCGCCAACGCGTTCATCATAGAACCGAAGATACATCACTTCTGGCGCTCGGTCACAACGCACGTACAGCACCCCGCTGCGTTCGCAGTGTCTATGCGTCTCCAGGAACTCTCGTATAGTGGGAGGAACGACGTACTTATTGAATCTGGTAGATAGCACGGGCTTCCAGTGATCTTCTAGTAGATCTAAAAACTCGTGGTCCACTCTCCAGCCGGAGTAGGGCAGGCCTCGTTCCATGTTGTGTCGTTGACGATAGCAAAAGCTTGCTACATGCTTACAGTGATTCTTACTCATTCAATTTCTAATAAAGATTGTAGCTAGTGTACTTTGTATCAAGCTAAATTAAGTGTTATGTATAGACGTGTGCGTGGGTGTGAAAATTACATGAATGTGAGCCTACGGCACACCCACGTATGGCAGCTAACATTTGGACTGTTGTTACCCCCAAGGTTGTACACCGGACGGACGTTGTTTTACAAGGAGAAATGACCACTGAAGTGTAACAGCACCTCGTTACACATCTGCTATAAAATTAGGTACGGATCTCCGTTTGGTAAGCGAGTTACGGAGGTGGGTAGGTTAGTGGGAACTAACGCGTGGTTTCCAAGGATGAGCGTGTAACAAGTTGTAACATAACTTGATCGTATTTTTGGGCTAAAAAGCACAAAATTTAGAGCGTAGGACTCGGTGCTAGTCACCACGATCGCACTCCGAACTCCTTAGAACCGAGAATTTAGACATCCGCGATCGTGCGCGTCGCAATTTGCAGGCGGTTTTCTGGCTCATAGCCGACCCACCGAGTCCGAGAAACGGAGTCCGCGATCTGCGCAAGTGAAAGGAAAGGACTCCGAATGGAGTCCGTAACCCGAGTTACGTAGATCACACCGCGCAGGCGATGTCCCACGCCACGCAGGGCTTGAAGCCGACGCGACGGAGGGCGAAGTAGACAGAGATGATTTCGTTCATAGATACCTCAGAAGAAGATGGGGCAGAATTGGCGACCTTCGCTCCGGGCCTCGCGCATCGCATCCAGGATGGAGCCGAAGGCGCTGGTCCACTTGAACCGACGTCCGAAGAAGAATTGGTCGGTCTCGCGCATCAGGGGACGGAGAGGATCGTAGGTCATGGTCGCTCCTAGTCGGTGCACCTCGCACCCCCAAACCTCGGGGCTTGGGGGTGCGGCCCCTGCGGGCCGCACCGGGCGCTTACTCGGCCTTGGTCTGCACCAGCCAGCCGCGTTTCACGTAGGCGGCAATGCTGTGCCCGCCCACGCCAGCCGCCAGCAGGTCGGCGGGGGTGGCCTGCCCGCCCTTGGCGGCAATGCAGGCCAGCGCGGCGGCAGCCCACGCGGCGTTGTGCGCGCTGCGCGCCACGAACGGCTTGCCCGGCCGCAGTACCACCGTGCCGGTGGCCAGCTTGGCGGGCAGGTTGCCGCCGCACAGCGTGGCGCCCTTGGCGATGAGGCTGGCGGGCAGCCGGTAGTTGGCGAACGCCTGCTGGCTGGCTTGCACGTTGGCGCCGGGCTTGGTGGCGCTGGCAGCGAACGTGCTAGGCAGTGGCGTTGCCGGCTCGGCGGCCGGGGCTTGCTGTTCCGTCACCAGGGGAACGGCGGCTTGCACCACGGTTTGGTCGGCGGCGCGGCGGCCGGCGGGGTTCGTACGGGGCTTGCGAGTGGCCATGGTAGGCTCCTAGGGGTTTTGGCATGGGCAACAGCGCCCACACCATTAATGTAGTGCCCGACCGGACTTTTTGTACCCCGGGGAAACCCGGGGGGTGGACGGCACGCGACTTGCTTGCGCCACAGCTAGCTTTAAGCACGCGCCCGCGCGCACGTAGCAAGGACCGTGCCAGCTACACCGACTACGTAGCTATGAGCATGGACTACCCGATAGTGTAGGAGGACTACGAACCACTGACTACGACGAGCTACGAGCCTATCGTAGTGACTGATACGATATCCGTGATGCCTATGACTACGATCGTAGTGATTAGACCCGAGCATATGATAGTGATCGCTACGATGGTCGTACGAAATCGGGTCCCATACGGGCTCTGGTCTGCGAACGGAAAGGCGATTGTAGAATTCGGGGAGGCGAAGCTAATTCAATCAAACTAATCACCGCGCGGCGTCGAAATTTTTCGAAAAATTTTTCGAGATCTCCGATCGGCCAGCCTTGTTGCTTGGTTGCTCACGTTGATTCCTTCAGGAGCCGGATCAACCACAGGACCAGGTCGATGACGCCACACGCAGCGGCGAGTTGAAGAAGGCGCCTGTCGCTCACTTCCCCACCCCCTCGTCCGTCGAAGCCCGGGCGGTGTCGATGGCGGCGCGGGCTCGGGATTCTTGATCGCGGAGTGCGTTGAGACGGGCCGGGCGCCAGTGCTCGCCGTAGGTAGCGATGTAGTTGTTGATGACATCAACCGTGTCTTCGACGCATTCCTCAAGCGATGCGGTCAGCTTCTCGATCAGCTTGTTTCGCCTGTCCCGATCCTCCCGCAAGGCTTCGACTTCCCTGCGCAGCTCGTCCCGTTCGGCGGCCAGCGTGCCGGAGTGTTCGATCCACTGCCCGTCGTCCGACAGCGCCTGAAGGGCTTGCTCTTGGAGCTTCTCCTTCAATGCGGCGTTCTCGGCTCGCAGCTCGTCCAGCGCTGATTGAGCTGGTGCGTGGGGAGTCATTGCCTCGCCTTCACCGAAGCCCGAGATTCGACTGTTGAACAGATACGACTCGGTCTGGCCTCGGGGCTTGTACGCCACGATTGGAAGTTGCTCAGCCACGGCCTTCTCCCAGCTTCGTCACTTCGATTTCGATGCGGCACGATGCTCGATGGCTGAGACGATGTCGTCGCAGAGGATGTCGAGTTCGCTGGAGCCAGTCGAGGTGTCTGTCGCGCCTTTCTGGCATAGGTGATCCGTGAGGAACAGGCGCTCGTCATCGTCGCCGCACCAGTAGGTGAGCGTGAAGTTCCCCAGTACCTCGCGCACCGTCTGCCAGAGCGATTCGTCCGCCACCGCCCCGCTGGCATTGTCTTCAGTCATCTCCACCTCCGAACACCCAAGTAAGGATGATAAGACCCACTAAGAATCCAATCGCACAACCAATGAGCATGTGTACTCCTTAAATTGAAGTGGCCCCCTAAAGGGCCACCTACTCTACCTCTACCCCTAGAGTCTGGTACTCTCCACGGGAGTCGAACCCGTCTGCGCGCGATTTGAAGTTCGGCTGCCTGATACCGCCCGGCCCGGAGAGTGATTCCTCACTACTTTTGGCGCCGCTACGCGGTCACCACGCGCTTCACTAGCTTGACTTCCGGCGGCTGCATCCAGCTCGGTGCTGCGGTACCTGCGGCGCCGTATCTCACCCACATCTTCAGCATCTGCCTGCGGTCGTCCACCGTCAGCGGGGTGCGGACGAATCCGCTCTCCATCTTCTCGTAGGGCAGGCCGCGCAGCGCGCCGTAAACCAGATGGGTCAGGCGGGCTTCGTGGCGGACGGTGCCCACACGATGATCTCGCAGGGCTGCGTACTTCCACGGGTCGCCGCGCTTGGCGCCCTTACGAGTGAATCGGGCACGGTGTTCCTCCACGCGGATCACGGACGATTCCAGCGCCAGGGACTTCAGCTTGACACGGAGCTGTTCGCGCCTGTCGATCGGTTCGGTGTAACTCATTTCTAACTCCTAAATGTTGATTGAGAATCCTGAGGTGAGAATCAAGCTCTCAGGAGGCCCCCTGCATTCAGTAGTCAGGCGCGGGAGACGACGGTACGCGGTTGAGGAGCATCCACGCCATCTTGGATGGACGGTCGTTCCGCTCGGAAGAATGACCGTAGCGCACCTCGCCGCTGGCGGGCTGCTGCATCTTCATGCGATGCGCGGCTTCTTTGTGCAGGCGCTTGTTCCGCTCGCTCCGCATCTTCTGCCCCGCGTTGCTGGCGGCGCGGCTGTGTCGGCCGTACTTCCTCTGCTTCTTGCCTTCTTTCGCCACTCTATCTCCTGGTAGGTTAGCGCCCCTGGGGCACGCCCACAGTGTAAGGCTTCTTGTGTTCGCGCACCAGCAGTGTTACTATAGTCCGGGCGTGGACGGGGATAGACGGCCGTCTAGCCATCTCAAGTCTAGAGACGCGCCCGCCTCAATTCTAGGAGCGTTCATGCGATATCTTAAAGGTTCCCCCCACCACGAGTGCTGCCCCAAGGAATGGCGCAACACGCCAGACCTCACTGGAAGCTTTGAGCTCGACGCGGTGATTTCTAGGAACACGAACAAGGACATCCCCCACCGGCTGGCCTACTACCTGGAGCAGGAAACCGCCTATGGCGCCCGCACCGGCTACGACGGCTATCACAACTACGGTGGTGATTCCTAAGCCCCGACTCCGCACCGCGTGGGGAATCTGGATCTGCATGGGCGCGGGTCTGGGCTGCATTGGCAACACTCCTCGAGCTGCGTATCAGCGGTGGCGGCTCGAATTCATTGAACGGTACAGGTATCATGATGACGGACAACGATCTTGAAACTCTCTATAAATCCGCTCTCCCAGAGAGCCACTTCGCAGGACTTCGCGCGGTGTTTGACGCAGGCTATGCTGATGGCGCCGGTCTGTCCACGCAGTCAACGGACGCTAGCCTCACCGCCCCCGTGCCACCCGCTGCTGACGACCCCACGATCACGACTGCCTAATTTCTGTTCCGGCTGCGGTCGGGTCTTTGCTAACTGCGCTTGCGATGACTGCACCCCTGCTCCCGGATAAAGAAGGCGACTGGCTCTACATCCAAGCTCAGTACGAGCTTGGTGAGAAGTCACCACAGCAGATCGGTCGGGAGACCGGTGTGCCTGTGAGTAAGATCTACGCCGTAGCGGCGCGGAATGAGTGGGTGCACCCCACCGAGAATGCCGCGCAGGCACAGAATCGGGCTGAGTTGAAGCTAGCCCGCGAAGAGAAGGTACGGCAGCTTGTCGAGACTGAGAAGGCTGAGATCGTCAAGGTCAACGCCGAGATGCAGTACCGCATGCTGTCCGAGCACCGCGACGACCTGCGCAAGGCCCGCACGATGACTAATCGTTTGATGAACGAGATGTCTGAGATGCTGACCTTCTCACCCGAGCTTAAAGAGCTGGGTGAGATCATGCGCAGCCCTGACGACCGGGGACATGATAAGAAGAACGATGCATACAACCGCGTGCTAGAGTTCCCCAATCAGGTCAAGGCATTCAAGACCCTAACGGATGCGATGAAGAACGTTATCCTGCTCGAACGACAGGCTTACGGCATCGCCACGATGATTGAGGATCCTGAGAACCCGGTAGATAACAAGCCCGCAGACACCGTGATGGACGCGCTGCTGTCCAGGTTTGAATTGGTGTTGCAAGAGAAGAATCCTTCATCTAAGATGAAGGATCTCGGTGACGCGGAAGTGATTGAGAATGGAACTTCCTGACAAAATCAGGGAGCAACTCCACGATGCTCCCTTCGACAAGATTGCTAGCCTGTGGGCAGTGCTGGAAGAGACGATCACTCCGAAGTCTGAGGTGCAGCGCTGGCTGGCCCGGAACGACAGATACTATCTACTTGTCCGCGTGCTGCACCGGATCGATGCCATCCATCCCTGGCTGTACGAGCGCTGCCGTGAGGTAGAAGCTGAGCCCGACGGGTGCCTGGACCTGTGGGCACGGGAGCATTACAAGTCCACCATCATCACGTTTGCTGGGATTATTCAGGAAATCCTGCGTAATCCAGAGATTACCATCGGTCTGTTCAGCCACACCAAGCCGATCGCTAAGGCGTTCTTGGTGCAGATTAAGAACGAATTCCAGCTGAATGAGGATCTGCTGACTCTGTTTCCGGACATCTTCTATGCGAATCCGGAGCGGGACAGCCCGAGCTGGAGCGTGGACGGCGGCATCACTGTCAAGCGCAAGGGCAATCCCAAGGAACAGACCTTGGAAGCTTGGGGGCTGGTGGACGGTCAGCCAATCTCAAAGCACTATCAGCTCCTCGTCTACGATGACGTGGTGACCAGCGACAGCGTCAACACCCCCGAGCAAATCCAGAAGACCACCACGGCCTGGGAACTGTCAGACAACCTGGGCTCCTCGTCCACCGGCACTCGCAAGTGGCATATCGGCACGCGGTACAGCTACGCCGACACGTACCAGACCATGATGGATCGTAAGGCGGTCAAAGTCCGCCTGTATCCTGCTACCGACACGGGAGAACCGGACGGTAAGCCCGTGCTATTCACTGAGGCTGTCTGGAAAGAGAAGCTCAAGGCGCAGGGTCCAAGCACCATCGCCTGCCAGATGCTGCAGAATCCGCTTGCGGGTACTGAGCGCATGTTCAATTCTCAGGACCTGCAACGTTATGAGGTTCGCCCGGAGACGCTGAATGTCTATATCATGGTTGACCCGGCGCGCTCTAAGAAACGAGATAGCGCCAAAACAGCGATTGCAGTTGTGGGGATTGACTATGCATTTAACAAATATCTTCTTGACGGGTTCAATCATCGCATGGACCTTAGAGAGCGCTGGGAACGCACGGCTCAAATGTACCATCGTTGGAAGCGCGCGCCCGGGGTACAGAATGTCAAAGTCGGCTATGAGAGCTTTGGCGCGCAGGCGGACCTGGACTATTTCGAAGAACAAATGCAGGACCCGCGTAAGGGCGGTCACTTCCCGATCGAGGAACTCAAGTGGCCCCGAGATGGTGAGGGGAGTAAGGTTGACCGAGTACAGCGTCTCGGTCCGGACCTGCGGTCACACAAGATTTTCGTACCCTACGATACCGACGAGAATCGACTGACCTCCACCCAACTGCGGCTGAAGTCAACCGGCTACGCTTACCGAATCAGCAAGCCGATCAAGCGTATTGACGAGCGGAAGGAAGTGTACGACCTCTCCAAGGATCTGGAGATGCAGGTACACTACTTCCCATTCGGCAGTCGTAAGGACTTGATCGACGCGTTCTCCCGTCTGTACGACATGGAGCCGCATCCCCCGAGTTTCCGTGAACCGAGTTATCTTGAACCAGATTATCTTTAAGGAGTTATCATGCTATCTCAGAAACGCGTTCTTGCTCTTGCTGTAATCATCTTCAGTTGCTGGGCAGCTTACGGCTGTGCCTCAACAGAGGCACAGCCCGCAGAGTCTCCCAATCCCGAGACGCACTTGAAGATCTTAGATTACAAGTGCCATAATGGCGCTGTCAGTGCCATGGCGATTAAGGTTGACGGACCTGGTTCCGCTGTTATCGGCTGGGATAACGAAAAGGCTTGCGGCACCCCCGCGTAGTCAGGTACACTGGCCGGGCTATGACCAGCCCATACGTTCCGGCCCAGCTCAATCCCAATAATCTCGGGTCGGCTCCAACCACCCGAGATTTTAATTGGCTCGAACTGGTCACTCAGTCGTGGCAAGATCAATACTACGCACCGGATCACGATATCTATCGCTGGTCTAATGGTCGTGGGTTTGACAGCACTGACAAGGGCTTCACGGGTCTGTACGGCGTGATTGTCTGGACGGACATCATGACTGAAGACGACGCGCCGTTCTCCATCGTAACTGAAGATGGGCTGCACATCGCCCTGGAGCCCTAAGCCATGCCGCAGTATTTCGACGGGTCAAATCTTCAGAATGATCTTCCAATCTCGAAGATGACCCCTGGGGTCACTGCGACAGGTACTGAGATCGTTCCGCTGCTTCAGGGGGGCAAGAATCGCACTCTGACGGTGGCACAGATCACCGCCACAGTGACTGCTTCTGCTGCTGCGGCCCAAGCCACGGCGAATGCGGCGGTCTCCGCTGCTGCTGCGGCGCAAGCCACGGCGAATTCTGCGCAGCTCACCGCCAACGCGGCTGTCCCCCTAGAGAGTCTGGCAAATCCAGCCAATGGCCTGGGTGCTGATCTGGTAGGCGGCGTCGGTCGGGTCGTGAATACCATCACCGCGCTGAAGGCTCTGCTGAAGACTGGGGTGGGCAAGGCATTCGTCCTGGGCTACTACACCATGGGTGATGGCGGTGGCGGTCAGTACTGGTACGACTCTACCGACGTGTCCAGCACGGATAATGGTGGTACGATCATTGTCGCGACGGACGGTGGTCGGTGGAAGTTGATCTATAGGGACTACGTCACTCCAGATCAATTTGGCGTGATCGGAGATGGATCATCGCACGTAGCCAATGCTCAATGCTTCCAGAACTGCATTGACTGGTCTAGTCCGCTGGGCGTAAAGATCATCTTGAGCGGAAAGACCTACGTGGTTACTCCGTTCCAGGCGCAGTCTGGCGCGGCGTCGTACAACACCGCGATGGTGATGAAGTCTGGCATGCACATCGTTGCCAACCACGGCGGCATGATCAAGATTTCTGACAACTACTCTACGAATGGCGCTCCTCTAGAGATGGCCATGTTCAGCACGGTCAGTCACATCAGTAACGTCACGTTTGAGGGCGTTACGATGGACATGAACGGGGCGAACAATCTCATGTCGCCGTCTCGTCCGACGACGTATAATCAGTTCAACCACGCGGCTATCTTTGTCAATGGCCCCACGGGCATTGCGGACTACGTCACGATCGATTCGTGCACGTTCCAGAACACTGCTGGTGTCTGCTTCGTTGTCTGCCAGCTCGTTGCGGCGGGTACCACCCCCACGCTGGGCCACACTTGGAAAATCACTAACAGTCTTTTCATTAACGGTGGCAGTGACACCAACGACCACACCTCAGTCTTTGCTTGGGGCGAGGATATCCTGTGCTCGGGCTGCACCTTCTGGGAAGACAATCCTCCTCACACGACGGGTAAGACGGGTGGAGCGACGTGCTACGAGATCCACGGAGCACGAGCTAGATTCGTCAACAACTACTGCTACAACTACACGCTCGGCTTGTACGTATCGCCGAACTTTACCAACATCACGCAAGACGTGATCGTTGCTGGCAACCACTTCAACACGTCGGACTACGGTGTCCTGATCTGGCGTTGGGTGACTGGTGGGGTCAATTATCTGGAAATTGACGACGTTCTCATCGACGGGAACACGTTCTACTTCAGCAGCTACACCTACACCGGTCAGCCGTCGTACCGCGCTGCGATTGCCTACCAAGGACAGATTGCATCCACGCAGGCCACGGTCAACAACATCAAGATTACCAACAACGTCGCCATGAACACTGGCACGCTGTTGTCTCAGTTCGTGCATTGGGACACCAGCACGACGGCGAGTCAGGTGTCGGCCAACGTCAGTATCACTGACAACATTGTTCTGAACTTCAACGATGGCATCTACGTCATTACGAACTCTGTTGGCCCGATGGGCTTCCTGAACATCGCTCGCAATCAGATCATTGGCCTAAGCCCTGACGCCACGGCCAACCCGGCGCACGGCATCTACCTGAATGGCGACCCGGCTGGTCCGTTCAAGACTACGATCATTGAAGGCAACGCATTCATTGATGAACGCGGAAGTCCTTTGATGGGCTACGGCATCTACCTGCACTCTGGCTCGGTGTTCACTGACCTTTCCATCGGCAGCAACACCTACAAGGGGATGGCGAATGCCAACTGCTTCAACGCTGGCGCAACCATAACCCGCATGATTGGCTCGGTGTTCACTGACGTAGCACAGGCTTCTGTGGCTGATGGTGGTACGATCACGTTCAATGGTGACTACGCCGGGTTCACTCCCAAGGCCATTCTGGCTACGGGCAGCAACGCAGGTGACATCATCTCGGTTACCACGTTCAGCACCAGCACGGCGACGGTCGCCATTAAGAAATGGACCGGCGGTGCGCTCACTGCTGGTAGCACCCAGACCATCTACCTACACGTAAAGTTCTAAGATGCGAATTGATGAAGATGCGGTTACTGTAGAAGTAACCAGTGTGGACAGTGAATCCAGTCAGATGGAGTTGATCGCCAAGCTGGCGGCCACTCGTTTGATGGAGCACTATCCCAATCACCTGTGGGCAGTGGGCTGGGCTCCTGGGATGACTCTGGTCATCAAGAACATGGCCATTGATGATGGTCGCTACGGATTCACGGTTGACGCGGCGCGCGCCGCCACCGTGAGTGAGCTGGAACATCACATCGTCATGGGCGGTGGTGAACTGCTTGAGCGCTGCGGGGTGCCACGGGGTGCCTGGGACGGTCAGATGTTGAATCTTCAGAACAAGGAGTACTGAAATGTTTTCAAAGATGAAAGACCACATGGAAGCCTGGGCTAAGGCCATGGCTCTCGGAACTGAGCACGAGTGGCACAAGGCTGTGGTACACTTCATGAGCTTTGCTGAGGGACGTCAGGCGGAGCAGGATGCCGTCAATCTCCTCGTCAGCAAGGGGTACGTCGTCCTTAAGGATCAAGTTGAGGTCAAGGCGACGACGTAATGTACCAGATCGACCCACGTAATCAGCCCTCCACTCCACAGGATGGAGAACCCGGGGCGAATAAGAGCCACTCACCGGAAGAACTCGGTGAGTGGCTGATTCGTGCTAGGAACGCTTATCGGGCCAGCACGAACTACGTGGACGCGAACTATCGCAAGGTCTGGGACGACGGCATCCGCGCGTTCAACAATCAGCACTCCAGCGATAGTAAGTACAATGCTCCGGCGTTTGATAAGCGTAGTCGTCTGTTCCGACCCAAGACTCGTTCCATCATTCGGAAGAACGAGGCTGCGGCGGCAGCCGCGTTCTTCTCAAATATGGACGTGGTAAGCATTGGGGCCAGTGATCAGTCCAACCCCGCACAGCAGGCCAGCAGTGAGGTGATGAAGGCTCTACTTCAATATCGCCTCACGCGTACCATCCCCTGGTTCCAGACCGTGCTGGGCGCTCTTCAGGATGCGCAGACGGTGGGAGCTGCCTGCGGCTACGTCCACTGGAAGTACGACGACTCGGTAACCCCCAAGATTGATCAGCCCTGCATTGATCTCATTCCTATTGAGAACATGCGGTTTGACCCGAACGCAAGCTGGATTGACCCCATCAACACCAGCCCGTATGTCATCCAACTGATCCCCATGTGGCGCATGGACATCCAGTCCCGCATGGACTCGGGCGACTGGCACACTGTCTCCCTGGTGACTGGCGCCACTTCCATTCCGTACGACACCACGCGGTTGGCTCGTAACAAGGGGAACGAAGACACTGCGGAAGCTCCTCGTCAGGTCGGTGACTACGATGTATTCTGGGTGCAGCGACACATCCATCGCCGTGATGGTGAGGACTGGACGTTTTACACTCTGGGTGAGAACGACCTGCTGTCTGATCCCATCCCGCTGACCAAGATCGTATTCCACGGCAAGCGGCCGTATGTGATCGGTAGCTGCATCCTGGAAACGCACAAGACCATGCCTGCTGGTGTGCCCCAGCTGAGCAAGGGTCTGCAGGATGAGGCGAATGAAATCGCCAACCAGCGTATTGACAACGTCAAGTTCGCGCTGAACAAGAAGTGGTTCGCCAAGCGCGGCGTGGAAGTGGACCTCGCCGGTCTGGTCCGCAACGTGCCGGGCGGTGTGGTCATGATGAATGACCCCACTAACGACGTGCGAGAGATTACGTGGCCTGACGTGACCGCTTCTGCCTACGAAGAGCAGAATCGTATCAACGTGGACATGGACGAACTGCTGGGTAACTTCAACCCTGCAGGTCTTCTCAGCCAGGGGGGCATGAACGCCCCCGCGCGCAACATGGCTCTGCTCAATCAGAGCAACGGCACGCTGGTTGAGTACCTCATTCGCACGTTCGTTGAGACCTGGGTGCAGCCTGTGCTGCGTCTGCTGGTTCTCACTGAGCAGCAGTATGAGACTGACCAGGTCATTCTCAACATTGCTGCCAAGCAATCCAAGCTGCTGCAACGAGCTGGCGTAGACCAGGTCACTGACCAGATCTTGACGCAGGAAATTACCCTGTCCGTCAATGTCGGTATGGGGGCTACCGATCCTGCGCAGAAGCTACAGAAGTTCCTGGCTGCAATGCAGGCGTATACGCAGATGGCAGCCAACCCCATTCCGGGGTTCAATCTGCAGGAAGTGGGCAAGGAAATCTTCGGCCATCTGGGGTACCAGGATGGCAGTCGATTCTTCACAGTTGATAATCCGCAGATTGCCATGCTGCAGATGGAAGTGAAGAAGATGATGATGGAAAACGCTCAACTTCAGAAGCAGCTGAAGGACAAGCAGGACGGTCACGTTGCTGGTATCATTAAGACTCGCGAGACCAACCAATCTCGCGAGAAGATCCAGGCCATGAAGGAGACGGGCAACAACACCCGTCACCTTGCCACAATGATCAATACGCTGATGACAGCGGATAGGGAAGCAGAAGCAGCAAAGCATGAACAACGAGCAAATGGATCCGGAAAGCGAACAGCAAAGAAATGAGGCGCTGGCCCGCGCCGCATTTGGACGAGAAGTCGAAGAATTTTGGGACTCTCGGATTGGAAAGTACTTGCGTGCTCACGCACAAGCACAGTACACTAGCGCCATCGAAGACTTCAAACAGGTAGATCCTTCAGATGCGAAGGAAGTTTTGAAGATCCAAGGCAGGATGCTGCTGGCAGAGAGCTTTCAAGATTGGCTCTCTCTAGCGATTCAAGAGGGTATTCGGAGTCTTAATCTCCTAGAGGGTAACGAAGATGAGTAAGTTCTGGCTTCGGCAAGTCTATCGCAACGAAGAAGGTGGCGATGACGGTAGCGCGGGATCTGGTGCCGTTGGCACAGGTAACGATGCTCGCGTGGCTCTGCTGAATCAGATTGGTGATGGCGTCGACGTTGAGCGTGAAGATCAGCTCGCTAACGTCAATAATGATGACACCACCGAGCCCTTTCAGGCCGAAAAACCCCCCACCCCAGAACCTGAAGTTGTTGATCCGCAGGATCCGCCTGCTGGGGAAAAGGACCCCAGTCCGACTACCGTAAAGCTGAAGGTCAACGGCGAAGAGCTGGAACTTTCTCTTGAAGAAGTCATTGCCAGGGCACAGAAGGTTGAATCTGCTGACCGCTATCTGGCGGAAGCAGCGAGCAAGTTGCGTGAAGCTGAGCAGCCTCCGCAGCGACAGGAACAGGTCGTAGAAGACCCGAAACCTGAAGAGATCGATTATGGCGCGCTGGCCCGCGCCCTACAAATTGGGTCAGAAGAAGAGGCTGTAGCAGCGCTGAAGCGGCTACACAAGCCGGAGCGTCCATCCCGCCAGGACGACGTCTCCCGAGTTATTGATGAACGCCTCATGTTCCGCGATGCTTATGGTGCATTTCGCAAAGAGTTTGAAGACGTCGTGAGTGATCCCAAGCTGAACGCTATGGCACTCCAGATGGACCAAGAACAAATTGCGAAGGGGGACACCCGTCCCTATGCTGAACGCTATACCGAAATCGGCAACGAGATCCGTAATTGGGTGAGTGGCTTTAAGACTCCCGAACCGTCGGCAACGGCGACTCGTGAGCAACGTAAGGCTGAACTCCCGAAGACGCCCGAAGCCGCTTCCGGTAAGGCCAAGCCCGCACAGCAAGAGCAAGAAGAGGATGACAGTCCTAGTGCTGTAGTCGCCAAGATGGCGGCTGCGCGTGGCGGTCCTCAGTGGATGCGTGATCTTCCTAAGCAGTAATTCTGGAGAAATGAAATGGCCGGTCAAATCTGGGCTGTAAACTCGCTGGGTGGCTATATGTATAGCCGCCAGCTGAGCAACGTGCTGCGCATGGCAGTGCAACCTCTCGTCAAGTTCCGTCAGTTCGCCGACGTCCGTGACGCCTCTCAACAGGGCAAGAAGAAGGGTGACATCTTCACCTGGGACGTCTTCTCTGACGTGGCGACCGCTGGCGGTATCCTGACGGAAACCAACACGATGCCGGAAACCAACTTCACCATCACTCAGGGCACTCTGACGATGACTGAAGCAGGCAACTCGGTTCCGTACTCGGGTAAGCTGGACAATCTGTCCAAGTTCCCGGTCATGGAACTGATCCAAAAGGTTCTGAAGAACGACGCTGTCAAGACGTTTGACCGTCTTGCCTGGACGCAGTTCAACCAGACCCTGCTGCGTGCCATCCCGGTGGGCGGCACGGATACGGCGGCCATCACCCTGTACACGAACGGTACCGTCACCGGCACCAACACCATCGCGTACAACAACGGTCATGCGAAGTCCATCGTCGACACGATGAAGGAACGTAACATCCCGGCGTACCTGGGTGACGACTACTACGCTCTGGCATGGCCGACGACTCTGCGCACGTTCAAGAACAACCTGGAAACGATTCACCAGTACAGTGATACGGGCTTCAAGCTCATCATGAATGGTGAAATCGGCCGGTACGAGAATGTTCGCTACGTCGAGCAGACCAACATCGCCAAGGGTACGGGTACCGACGGTATCACGCAGACCACGTGGAGCCAAGGCAAGAGTGACTGGATCTTCTTCTTCGGTAACGATACCGTCGCGGAAGCCATCGCTGTGCCGGAAGAAATGCGTGGTAAGATCCCGAGCGACTACGGTCGTAGCAAGGGCGTCGCTTGGTACTACCTGGGCGGCTTTGGTATCGTTCACACTCTCGCTGCGAATACTCGCATCGTGAAGTGGGACTCTGCGGCGTAAGGAGCATATAGCATGACTGCAAAGAGCATGGGGTATGATGCCCCCGCCTACCTGGCTGTGATCCCGCAGCCGACCGGCAGCATCACCGGCGCCAGTGGCACGAGCACGAAGTACGCCGCCTTCACCACGATGATCATCAAGTCCGTCACTCTGGCGGCCACCACGCTGAACACCAGCGCGGAGACGATCAACATTCTGAAGGTTGCTACCGGCAGCGGCACGAATACGTCCACCACCACGACTGCCTATGGCACGATGGGTAGTGCGTCGTACTTCGGTAACTTCACCCCGGCGGTGGCGACCAATCAGGTCACCGTCAACCAGGGTGACACCTTCTGGGTCCAGAAGGGTGCCGATGCCACGGGTGTGTACGTTGGTCAAATCGAGCTGGTCGTTGCTCCGCTGAGCAACGTCACGGCGTAAGGAGAATTGAAATGGCTATGAATCCGAAGCCGGGCGAAAACACCGACATCATTGGTATGTCGGGTCTTCACAGCGACATTGGCGAGAAGTCTGGCTTCCAGACGTCTGGCTACATCGTCAAGAAGGGCACTCCTCAGGGTGATGGGGCGAAGTTTAACTTCCTGCCCCCAGGCATGGACATCACCAATCAGGACATCACCGATATGCGTGACATGCCGCTGAAGAAGCTGACCAATGAAAGCTATCCCGGGGACGGCTGGTCGCCTGCTCCACGGGACTTGCCGGAGTAAGAAGGCAGCTTAGTAAAACGAGTTCGGGGCTGCAAAGCCCCGAACTTCCATGGAGAGCGCAATGCATCCGTTGCAAGAGAAATTTCAGATCACTGTTCCTGCGAAAGAGGAACAGGGAGAGCCCTGGGCTGACTTCAATGCCAACCGTGACCTTCGTGGCATGGAACACCCCACCGTCTTCATGCCTCCTGGCATGGACATCACGAACCAGTGCCTGACGCAGCAAGAGAACATGCCGCTGAGCATGGCTGGTGAATCTGATGTGAGCAAGGACACCAACCCCGAATCTTTTGAATGCGGGTTCAAGAAGCGGGAAATGAAGGGCACTGACGACCAGTACACGGGCGAGCACGTAGATCATTTCTACGGCGATGCGGGTGGCTTTGTCGAACGAAACAACTATCTGGATAGGGAATGAAGTTCGATCCGAACAAGCCCCACGCCGTGATCTACGGCAGTGAGCACTATCGTTATCTTCAGGATGACGTGTACTACGCAGCCAGTGGTGATCCTGTAAAGGCCATCGTTAGCCGCGAGGGCTTGGACGAATCGGACGAAAGTCTCAATGATTTAGTCAGTTCTGCAGCGATTTTCTTGAAGACTATTTTGGCAGAACCTCGCTCTAAGTCTGTCGTTTACGCAGAGGCAGAGAGAAACAATCAAGTCTGGGAGGACGTTACTCAGGCTGCCAAAGATCTTAAAGTTCAGAAGTTCAAGGCAAAGAACACTGAAATGTGGCGTCTGCCGCAGGAGTAATCACTGTGACTATCCCGTTCAATCCGAATGCTACGTACCAGACCCTTCTGGATCACAGCTATTCTCTATATCTCTTCCAGAATGGCGTCTGGTACGATCAGTACGGAAACACGTACCCCACTGTTCCGTACAGCAAGGAGGGATTTTTCCCACCGTCCCTACCTGCTGGGGGCAGCGGAAATGCAGCCACGGATAACATCTGGCAAGCTGCTGGTGATCTGATTGTTGGCACTGGCTTTCACACTGCCACACGTCTGCCTCTGGGGGCTCCTCTTCAGGTGGTGCAGGTTAACGCGGGTGGGACTGGATTGCAGTACGCGACGCTGTCTGGTGGCGGCAATGCGCTGACTTCAAATCCACTGAGCCAGTTCTCCCTGACGACGTCTGCTCAGCTGGCTGGAGTTATCTCTGATGAAACCGGTACGGGTCCTCTTGTATTTGGCAACTCCCCTACTCTGACTTCTCCTGCTCTGGGAACTCCGTCTTCTGGTAATCTGAGCAGTTGCACGGGGCTTCCTATTGGCGGGATTACCGGTCTTGGTGCCGGAGTTTCTGCATGGATGGCCTCTCCATCCAGCGCGAATCTGCTATCTGCAGTCACCGGCACCACGGGGTCTGGTAGTCTAGTATTCGCTAATTCACCTGCATTCGTTACGCCTGCGCTTGGCGTTCCATCGTCAGGTGTTCTTACAAATTGTACGGGTCTGCCAGTTGCAGGCATCTCTGGTCTTGCCACTGGATTGGCTGCTTGGCTGGGCACTCCCACGAGTGCCAATCTCGCGGCTGCTGTAACGGACGAGACTGGTTCTGGTTCTCTTGTCTTTGGAACTGGCCCGACTCTGTCTGCTCCGACTCTGTCTGGCATCGTTTCAACTGATGGCGCCAACATCACTACGGCCAGCCCAATGGCGGCGCTCGCCATTGATGTGTCTAAGGGTCTGAACACGAAGTCAATTTCTGTAGACTCCACGTTTACGTTCAGCGGCACTCCGAGCACTAATCAGTGGTTCGGTATGCATGTCACCAATACGGACACCAACCCGCACATCGTAACGATCCCCAGCTCGTTCTCTGTTACGACTCAGACCGCGCGCACGACCTTCCCGCTGTCTGCTAGTGGTCAGGCGTGGCTGGTGTGGCGATACGACGGAGCCGCCTATCACGTCTTTGGGGATAGTCCGTATCTCAGTAACTTCACTGCGTCTGTGAATCCTGTAGTCACGGATGACGTCACTAAGGGATACGGCCCGGGTTCTCTGTGGGGGAACACAAGCGCAAACACTCTGTATTGGTGTGAAGCTAATGCGGTCGGCAGCGCGGTATGGAATCTGGTTGGCGGCACGGGAGCGGGTGACATGCTCCTTGCCGGGGTTCAGACGATTTCCGGAGCTAAGACGTTCAATGATGCAACGCTGCTTCTGGCTGGATCTACTAGCGGCGCATTGACCCTGCACGCTCCAGCCGTGGCGGCTACAAGCTCTATGACGTTCCCTGCGGGAACGGATACGGTCGCTACGTTGGCTGCCGTGCAAGCACTGACCAATAAGACTTACGAAGGGAATACCTGGACGGGTGGTACGTCTACGCTGACTGGGTCTGCGGGTAAGACTCTTGCGTGGCAAAATACGATCACGCTAGCCGCCAGCGCGGATGGCGCAACGTTCACGTTCCCAGGCACGTCTGATACTGTCGTGGGTCGTACGGCCACCCAGACTCTCACGAATAAGACTCTCACGACGCCAGCGATCAATAGCCCGGCACTCACGCACGCCAAGCCGGGCGCTAATTTGACGGTCATTGGCACGATGATCAATGGGTACAACGCAGGAGCAACGATTTCCCAGTTTCAGGCGGTCTACATGGGGTCTGGCGGCACGTGGCTGCTGGCAGACGCGGACGGATCTGGTACTCGCCAGTGTCGTGGTCTAGCTGCGGCGGCTGGAACTAACGGCAATCCGATGAATGTGCTGGAGAATGGCATCGCTCGTAATGATGCGTGGACTTGGACTCCAGGGGGCGACATCTACCTGACTACCACTGCGGGCACTATCAGCCAGACGGCTCCTGCGTCCGCCGCCGACGTGCGGAGAGTTGGGTACGCGTTGTCTGCCACTGAAATTCGCGTCATGATCGATAGCTTCTTTGTGACGGTGTAAGCCATGGCAGTCAAGAACGTAGTCGCGAAGTCTTGGGCACTGACGGCGAGCTTTGACGGATTGCTGTACAGTAACTGGCCTGCTGGCGATAAGCCGACAGGCTATCAGACTACGCCTACTCTTCTTGCTCTTGACACCGACTCTGGTTCGCTGACCGGTGGCGAGAACAACAAGGGATTCTATATAGAAGCATACGGTTACAACCTCGGTCGCAAGGATAAGCTGGGTACTAGTGCTGGCTGCCGTGCATTTTTTCGGGATCCTCTCGGAGATAACGCATGGCATGAAGTGGATAATTATCGGGCAATCACGCTTCTGAATAATTTTTCTACTCATCAAATGATGAGTGTGATCTTTCAGATTGGATCTCTCGGGGGTTCTCAGACCAACGGCCGCACGCTCGACGTTAAATTGACGGTCAACAGCGTAGATACGAATGTTCTAGTCGGATACTTCACGATCCAGCCGGGCCGCACGTGGTTCGTCGATAATGTGGCGGGCAGTGATGCTACCATGAAGCCGGATGACATTACGAAGCCCGGTCGCTACCTGCAGAACTACAGCGGCGGATCTACGGCTGTTACCGGCTCGTTGTGGGCCGCAACGACCGCGCAGGGAGATACCGGCGTGCAGCCTGGGGACTGTATTGTCATCAGAGCTAACAGCGGTACGCCATGGAGCGACCAGAATGGATTCGACGGTCGCTGGTGTCGATTCCGTGAGGCTCGCCATCTCGGCACTGCTCCGAATGGATCTGTTGGTCATGGCCGCATTCGCTTTACTCGCTACCCCGGCCCGATCAACGGAAACGCGCCAGAAGTGCCATTCTTTCAAGATCCTAGCAGCGGTCTGGGGGGCATCCATGGACCTAACAGCGCGTATGCCAACGCGGCCCTGGGCACGGCGACGGGGCAGTACGTTGCGATCAGCGGCCTGAAGGTCTTCAGCGCCGTGTCGTCTGGGAGTAGTGATGGCGCCCCTATCAATCTGCAGCAAGGCGCGGATTTCTGGTGGGTATCCAACTGCGAACTCTCGTGGCCGACAACGACTACCGCGCTCGCGGGCGCTCTGCCGGGACAGGGATACAATTGTGTTCTGCAGTGCAATTACATCCACGATGTGAACTGTGACCAGTCGTCGATGACTAATCACGGGATCTATATCGGCTCGGGTGCCCAAAGCTTCACTGCGAGTGCAGTGGCAACCGCTGAATATCTCGCGGCAGCCAAGAGCGGACCCTGTTCCCACAATTGGACCGTTCGGTGGAATCGTATTGAGGACATCCAGGGTGGTTCTGGCATCCAGTGGAACGACACGCAGGGCCTGGGCGATCACTTCATTGGTCACAAGGTCTACGGTAACTTCGTGTTGCGTGCTGCCAAGAACGGCATCACGGGCGCCTCGTCGCTGCAGTCAGCTGACATCTACAACAACGTCATTGTGGATTGCTGTGGCGGCCCACAGAACGGTGGCTCGTTTAAGATCAGCGATAATGTTGCTAGTCGTGCAGTCAACTTCACTCACAACACTCTGATCCAGACTGCCACCACTGGGGCGTACAATCAGATGATTGTTAATGATGGTGCGAACCAGACGAGTGGTACGCTCAATATCAAGGGCAACATTATCGTAATGCGTTCGGGCCACAACGCATCGCTCGGGTTCACGACCTACGGAGCTTCGGATACCGGCGTCGTCATGGCGAACAATCTCTACTACGATTTCGGCGGCGTCGTCACCACTGCCCCCACGAAGGATACCGCCGCTACCTACGGCAATCCCCTCTTCACTGATCTGACGAATCTTAATCTGACTCTGGCCACTAGCAGCCCAGGACTAGGAGCTATGACGGTGGCTGAACCTGTGGCGATCGCAACTGACTTCTATGGCATCGCGCGACCGCAGACCGGCACTGGCTCTCCGAGTGGGTCTAAGAATGACTACGGTGCAACGCAGGGGATTGGCACATGAGCTATAGCATCGTTGGTACGATTACGCCAGCTTGGGACTCTAGCGGCTCGGGTAGCACTGTCCAGAGTGCCACCACGGGTCTGCCCGCCTTGCTGACTGGGGACTATGTCATCGTCGCAGTGCCGTACACTGCGGGCAGTGACGCCACGCAAACTGTCACGGATAGTCTTAGCAATACATACACCGAGGACACGACGGGCCACTTCTGGCTGTCCACCTCGAACAACAAAGGCGCTCGATTCTTCTATTCGAAGGTGACCAACGCAGGGACTCCGACATTCATTAAGACCACGGCTGGTGTTTCCTGCACGTTCCTGGGGTGTTTTCCAACTGTCATTCGCGGTCTAACTTCCTCTGCGCTTCAGGTTGTCGGAGCTTACAAACGCACGGCTGGCGCGCCCGCCACCACTGACGCACTGACTTCTAACGCAGTAACCGTCAGCACGCCGCCCGCAGCGGTGATGTGCTTTGCGTTCAATTTGGTCGGCAGCAACGGCGCCACGCTGACTGTAGGCACGGGCGAGACGCTGCTACAGACCGGTCAGAAGTCTAATGGTCTTGCTGATTTCGTTAAGGTAGCTCATAAGAGAGTAACCGCTACTGGCAGCGTCAGCGCGACGTTCACTCCTGCACAGGGGGGTGATGACTGGGTGGCCAATGTCATGGTGTTCACTGAACTGAACACTAGTCCATTGATCACGAGTACTAGCACGGCGACTCCGAATTATCAGGGATCGATGACTGTCACGGGCTCCATCTTTGGTAGCACGCAGGGCATCGGTAACGTGACGCTAGGCAATGTGACTCAGACCAATGGTACCTGGTCTGACACATCGATTCCATTGACGTCGATCTCTCGCGGTACGAATAAGTACGGCGTTGAGCTTGATCTGATCGTTAACACGAACAGCAATGGAGCGAGCAACACTTACACTGGAGTCACTGCTCTGCTGCCGCAGACGGGATGGTCTTATGTTGATCTTGGCACTCCCAACACTACTTCTGCCAATCGGATCACTGCTGTAGCGGATTTGGCGTCTGGTGATCAGCTAGCTTATGACAACAAAGGGGGTCTGGTCACAATCAGCGCAGACGCCACGTTTGTTGCAGATCCAAGTGTTACGTCGTTCAACGTGGAAGCTTGGTTCACTGGCAATGGATGGGGCACAACTGCCACTCAGACTCTAGCCTCTGGGGGTATCGTACAGAGCGTTGGCACCATCGCTAAGGCCTCTCTTGTGAGCGTGGGGGGTATTGCCGTGGCATCACTGGTCGGCGTGGGTGGCGCAAGCTACAATTGACGGCACCATGACGCCGTTCTTCTCGTTCGTATTCAGTCGTCTTGTCAGACCACAAGCGGTCGCGCTCTCCTTGCAGCCGGTAATTTTGTCTACGCCAGTAATCGGGCAGCCTCTAAATTACACAATTCCTGGATATGCAGGACCGATTACATCTCAGCAATGGTACTGGAATACGGGGTCTGGACCAGTACTGATCCCTGGCGCCACCGGGTCTACGTATACTCCGAGCCTGACAAGTGCACGTGGCGGTGCCACAGACGTCGGTGGCTTTGCGAGCGTGTCCGTGACGACTCCTTACGGAACATTTCGTAGCCAGGAGTTCAGTGCTACCGGAACAGTCATATCTCAAACTGGCGTTCTGACCGTCTCGTCTCCCACGTCAGGAAATAACTTTATCGCCACAGAAGCGACTACGATCACTATTCTGACTGTCTGCGTCGTTCGCTTGGTCTGTCCTCTAGGACCGAATCCAACATTCTACATTGAGACGACTGTTGCGCCCGGCACTTACGCAGGAGGCACCAGCTTCTTTGGTGATCCGAGTCTATTGGGCGGAACCCAGTTCAGTTCCAATGTCTACTCCCATCTTTCTCTTGCTCCCGCAGCGTGTATAGACCAGGTAGCTGCGAAGCCTGCCACAGCCACTCGTCCAGGCACCAGCACGGGGGCTGGGTTCTTTACGAAGAATGGGGGCATTTATGACGCCAACGGTAATCTGTTCGTTGGTCGTGGATTGAACCGTCTTCACTGGGACTGTAATCGTCCTGGCAACGACACGGGTCTGTTCAACGCAAAAGCCAACACGCATAGACTATTTATCGATACATCTCAGAACTGGCTCTCAGTCAATAAGCCGTTGATTGACGCTATGATTTCTAATAGCGTCGTGCCTCACATTGTCATTCCCTATGTTCGTGCGAACTTTGAGGCCACGTTCTCGGGCACGACCATGACGGTGACTACTATGAACTCAGGAGTCATTGCGTGCGCTAATTCGTTCAGCGCTGGAGCTGGAGGTGGATTTGTATCTACCGGAGTATCTGGCGCTACAGTAATCAAGGCTCAACTGACAAACACGAACGGCAGTGGCATTCCTGGCAAGGAAGGAACGTACACCACGAGCACTTCCAATAGTATCGCCACGCCACAGAATGTTGTCTACAGTAATGGCACCACAGGACAGACCGCCCCAGACTTTGCCATCGCAGCAGCTCAAGTTTGGGTGGATAACTTCAGTAATTTCGGTGGCTACGAACGCTGGATGATCCTTAATATCATCAATGAATGGGGAGCTTCCGCCAATACCTACACGGCATCGTTCAGCGGCACTACGATGACTGTTCCCTCTTCGTCTGCTACGGTGTACATCGGTCAGGTGCTCAACGGGCCAGGGCTCACCGCCTGTACGGTGACCGCGTTTGGCACGGGCACAGGGCATGCTGGCACGTACACGGTGAGCGTGAGCCAGCCCACGTTGACGTCCATTACGGTGACTGACTGTACCTGGAGAGAGACCAACATTACCATGGTTCAGATGCTGCGCACGGCGGGCTATCGTGGTCTTATCGTCATTGACGCCCCCGGTAGTGGACAGGACGCCCCCACTACAGGACGTGCGTGGACCATTATCAATCATGCAGCGGCGATCAAATCGGCTGATCCCCAGCAGAACATTGCCATTGAACTCCATGCCTACGGTTCGTATGGAGCGGGTCAGCTGGCCACTACAGCACAGGCTTTGGCGAGCGCTGCGGTCTCCCTGGGCATTCCTTACGGAATTGGAGAATTTGGTCCAGCTAACGAGAATGCTGCCTCTGGTTCTATCACCACTGCTCAGACACTAGAGATAATTTCTGTGGCGTTCGCTTGCGGTCTGAGTTGGAAGTATTGGGCGTGGGATGATCCAGTGACGGCGTCTAATCCATTCACTACCTACTACGCTGCCTGTCTTCAAGCGAATAGCAACTACTATTCCACTCTAGATCGGACTCAGCTGACCCTCGCTGGGCAGCAGCTTCTTCTGGATAGTACATACGGATTGAACACGACTGCGGTAGCCGCGACTGTGTTCCCATAGTACAATGCTTGGAGTTTTCTTCATAAGGAGCCCAGGTGGTTTGGTCTGTTCATAACTCTCAGTGCAACGAATCTAAGAAGATTGTTTGGGAAGTGGCCCCGTACCTTGCAGGTCGGGGCCTTGACCTAGGCGCAGGTGATTTTCGCATCCTGCCGCATGCAATCACCGTAGATAACATGCACCACGCGATGTTTGGCTTCAATCAAAAGCCAGACGTGATGTGTGATGTAGAAGATCTGAGCCTCTTTGGCTCACAGTCCATGGATTTCGTGTACAGCAGCCACACGCTGGAGCATATTCTGGACTACAAATCTGCTCTGAAGGAGTGGTGGCGCATCGTTAAGGTCAAGGGCTATCTGATCCTGTACCTGCCGCACAAGGACCTCTATCCCAACATGGGGGAGAATGGATCCAATCCAGATCATAAACACGACTTTGTGAACCAGGACATCATTGACGCAATGATGGAAGTTAGCGGGTGGGACCTCATCGAGAACCAAGTTCGCGATGAGGATGAAGAATATTCTATGCTGTTGATCTTTCAGAAGAGAGGAGATAAACGGCATACTTGTCCGTATGAGGATGAAAAGCCAGCCAAGACCGCCTGCGTGGTGCGCTACGGCGCGTTTGGCGACCTGATGCAGGCCAGTAGTGTGTTCGCCGGGTTGAAGGATCAGGGCTATCACGTCACTCTCTTCGGCAGCAACCCCCAGGCAGAGGTTGTCAAGCACGACCCCAACATCGACAAGATTGTTCTATTTGATCGTGATCAAGTACCCAACGCGGACTTGGTGAGCTTCTGGCAGTGGCAGAAAAAGAAGTACGACAAGTTCGTCAACCTTAGCGAGAGTGTGGAGGGCACACTGCTGGCCATGCCGGGTCGGACGCTGACGTACTTTCCTCCCGCAGCGCGCCACACGCTGATGAACTTCAACTACCTGGAGCTTCAACATGCCTTGGCTGGGCTTCCTCATAATCCCCAAATCCGTTTTTATGCTACCCAGGAAGAACTCCGATGGGCAGAAAAGGCGCGAGAGAAGTGCGGCCCCGGGCCAGTCGTTGTCTGGGCGCTGGCTGGCAGTAGCGTCCACAAGACGTGGCCGTATATTGACAGTGTCATCGCGTCTATCATGCTCAAGTATCCCACGGCGCGTGTCGTTCTTACAGGGAACGAAGCGTGTCAAATCCTTGAGCAAGGCTGGGAAAACGAACCACGTGTCATCCGCACGAGCGGCAAATGGACGATCCGTCAAACCCTGGCATTCCAGAACTACGCGGATTTGATCGTTGGTCCTGAGACTGGTACGCTCAACGCGGCGGCATGCTCTCCTGTTCCCAAAGTGGTTCTGCTATCCCACTCCACACACGACAACCTCACTCGTGACTGGAAAAATACAACCGTGCTGCATGCCAAGGACACGAAGTGCAAGGGCCGGGGAGAAAACGAGGCCCCCGCATGCCACATGATGCACTACAATTGGGACAACTGCACTCGTACCGAAGACGGTGTGGCTCAGTGCCAAGCTGACATCTCTGCTCAGACTGCGTGGATCCAGATCGAGAAGATTCTAGATAAGGCCCTTAAATGACCACCTCAGGCGTGTACGCTGAGACCACGAGTACTCAGCAAATCATCCGGCAGGCGATGCTCAACATCGGCTGTCTGGATGCAGATGAAGCTCCCGGCCCACGCGAGTATGACGACTGCCGTCGCATGTTGAACATGATGGTGTCTCAGTGGATGGGCAAGTCGGATTTCGCGCCCGGGCTGAAGGTGTGGACTCGTAAGCGAGGGTACGTCTTCCTCAGTCCCAAGACCTATCAGTATCAGCTCAGCTCGTTCAACACTCAAGGCTGGACCAACAGTTTCACCAAGATGCAGCTCATGGGCTCCGTGGGCGTGGGAACCAACATCATCACACTCACTGGCACGGTGGCCGTGGGCCAGTACATCGGTCTGGTGTGCAGTGATGGCACGCTATTCTGGACGAAGATTGCTACGATCACGCCTACGATTACAACGGTTGATAATCTAACCGTCAGTGCCAACGGTGGCGCGAATGCTTACGTCTACACCACGCCCGCGCAGTATCCTGTGAACATTGAGGCGGCCGTGCTGCGAGATGACCAGGACGGTGACAGCCCTCTGCGTATCATGCTGCAGTCCACCTACGACGCGCTGTCCAACAAGACTGATCCGACTAACTTCGGTGATCCGACGTCAATTTACTACGAAGAGAACCTCGGGTTCACTACGGTGTATACCGACGTGGGCGCTGCCCAGGACGTGACCAAGTACATCGTGCTGACGTACATGGAACCCGTTCAGAAGTTCATCAACCCCACGGATGAGCCCGAGTATCCAGAAGAGTGGTATCAGGCAATCCACTTTTCTCTTTCCAAGCTGATCGCGCCCATGTTCAAGAAGAAGTGGACTGATCTTCTGGAATCCAATCGTATGGAATCCATGATGATTGCGCGCAATAAGTCTGGAGAAAAGAGCTCGCTGTACTTCCAGCCAGGGGTTGACGAATGAAGCCCGTATCGCTGTTCGGTCAGGGTATCCGATCTATTTCGGACATCATTACGCGCCAGCGTCGGCTGAACTGCTTCTATTCTGTTCGCCCGGATGGAGATCGTTCGGGCGTGGTAATCATCGGTAGCCCAGGTAGCTTCATCTGGGTGACGCTGCCTGACTTCCCAGTCAACGCCTACCGGGTGGTGAACAACCTGCTGTACGTGCAGGCTGGTCTGTCTTTCTTCTCTGTGACCGCCTCGGGCACCATTACTCTGCTGGGTTCTCTTACCGAGCAGTCTGTGATTACTACGATTACAGACAACGGATTTGACATTACGATTGTCAATAGCTTCAATGGCTACGTGTACAACATCGCCTCCACGGTGTTCTCAAAGATCACGGACGTCAATTTCCCGTCTGGTTGCGGAACTATTTGCTATCTGGGAGAGAGATACATCTCTCCCGTCCCCAACAGCCGCCAGTACAGAATCAGCACGCAGTTTGATGGAACCACCTGGACGCCGCAGATCTTTGCCACGAAAGAAGATTACAGCGACAACATCATTGCTGTGGACAGCTTTCTGGGCGTCTTGATTTTGTGGGGGCCGTTCTCCATTGAGTTCTGGCAGAATGCGGGCACCTCTCCCAATCCGTTCCAGAAGATTGTAGGCGCGACCCAGACCTGGGGGCTGGCTGCCATCCGCAGCCGTAGTGTGCTGGGGCAGACCATCGCATTTCTAGGACAGAATCCAGATGGCGGCATTCAGGTCATGCGTCTGGCCGGACTCTCTGTCACGCGTATCTCTACCGAGGACATTGAGAACGAAATTCATTCATTCAGCGTCTACTCGGATGCTGTGGGGATGACGTACACGGTCAACGGGCATTCGTTCTATCAGATCACGTTCCCCACGGCTAACCGCACGTTCGTGTTTGATAGCATGACCAGTGTGTGGCACGAAGGACAGACCGGGCTGTCGGTGCAGGCCAGCCACTACGGCAGAATTGGAGCTATCTTCAATTCAAACAACTACTTCTCTGACTCGTCTACCGGCAATATCTATCAATTTGACATCAATTCCTATACTGACAACGGTACACAGATCAAGCGAGAGATTGCCACCAAGCATGTTCGCAATGCAGGCAATGAAATTGACATCAGTGAGCTGTTCTTGGATATGGAAGTGGGCGTGGGCAACGCTGGCGAGTCCAACCCCATGGTTGGGCTACAGGTTTCTCGCGACGGCGGCAAGACGTTCGGCCCACAAAAGATCGTGCCGCTGGGTAAGATTGGTGAGTGGTACACGCGTGTCATCTTCCGCAGGCTGGGCACTGGCCGTGACTTTGTGTTCCTGATCACTATGTCTGACCCAGTGAAGTTCGTAATCGCCAGCGGTAGCGCGGTCGTGGAGTCTGAGGATGCTTAGTCTCCCCCCCTACCAGCATTCTCTCACCGAGAAGGAGACTGAAAAGCTCGGGAAGATGACTCAGCCGTGGCATATGTGGCTGACCAACATCTTCCCTTTCTGGCAGCGGGCACAGAATGTGGGGTCGTATGACTATGAGGTGCCCACCAACGGATTCTCTTATCAAGCTCCAGACTACGTTGAGGAGCTTGTTCTAGACCCTGCTGGCGGGCTAACTACCGGAACAGTAGCCCTGCCGCTCAACCCCACGGATGGGCTGGTATTCACGATTCTGTCGTCTAAGACTATTACGACGTTCTCTGTAACGTCTACAACCACGATTGTTGGTACCGCAGTAACCTCGTTAATCGCTAGCACGGCCATTAGCTATCGCTATCGGGCGTCAAACACCACTTGGTATCGTCGTCAATAACAGGGTACACTACGCGACATGACCGAACACGAGCAAATTATGCGCAGAACGGCCTGGGACATGTATTTCTCGTCTGTTGTGACGATGAGTCTGCATCCTGGCACTAGTCGGGAAAGCGCCGTTAAGCGATCGGTTGCGGAATGTGCTGTCATTGCCGATGAAATGCTCGCTGAACGAGATAAGAGATTTGTCGATGAGCATCAAACTTCTTGATCGTAGCTGGCCAGTCAGCGAAATCTATTGGAATCTCCAGCAGCATCCGGAGTTCTGGGATGAACACACTTCCCGTACCTCGCACCCCAGCAGCCCGCACTACGGTCTCAGTGACATCTGGGCGCGATTTGGTCCCCCTTCCGCCGCTGAAACGGGTGTACCCCACGAGTCGGTGTGGTATCCTAGCGCTGAAGTGCTTGGCATCAAGCCTCTGGTGGGCCTTCTTATGAACTGCGTCGATGGGAAGGAACTTGGCGGTGTGTTGATCACCAAGATCCCACCGGGCAAGGAAGTTCGTCCCCATACGGATCCTGGCTGGCACGCGCGCTACTACGAGAAGTACGCTGTTCAGATCACCAGCGCTCCCGGTCAGAAATTCTGTTTTGAAGATGCAGAGCTTGAATCTCGTCCTGGCGACGTGTACTGGTTTGATAACCAGTATCTGCATTGGGTGGTGAATCCTACTCCGTACGAGAGGATTACCATGATTGTCTGTATTCGTGGAGGTAATTGATTATGCCGTGGGGTGCTGCAATCGTCGCTGCCGGTGCAATCGGTGGCTCTCTAATCAGTTCTAACGCTTCTAAGTCCGCTGCAAACACGCAGGCGAACGCAGCGAACGCAGCCGCTCAGCTACAGGCACAGCAGAAGCAACCCTGGGTAGACGCGGGTAAGACTGGTCTGGCAACGCTGACTGCTGGTCTACAGCCCGGCGGTCAGTTCATGAAGAACTTTTCTATGTCGGATGCTACGAATAGCCCGGCAGAGAAGTTCGCACTTGAACAGGGCACGCAAGCCATCAACAACAGCAATGCCGCACGCAGCGGCACGTTGAACACGAACGCCACGCAGGATCTTGTGAAGTTTGCAGAGGGCAACGCCGCGCAGTACGAAAATCAAGCGTTCAATCAGTTCATGTCTCAGCAGGGCATGCAGCTCGGTGCTGTAGAGTCCTTGGCACAGACCGGCCAGACTGCGGTGACGAGCAGCGCGGATACGACCGCCAGCCTCATGACCCAGGCAGCGAACGCCAGCGCGGCGGGGCAGATCGGTAGCGCCAACGCGATCGGTGGCGGTATCTCTAACATCGCCAACTCCCTGCAACAGCAACAGATGCTATCCAAGCTCCTGGGCACGAATACGAACACTACGGGTGTCGGTGGTATCAATTCTCCTGCTCCCATGGGCGGCTACAGCGGAGATCCGTATGCTAGCGCAGGGGAGCTGGATGCGTCGTTCTCTCTGTCTGATGAACGACTGAAGGAAGACCAGGAACTGGTAGGTCATACCAAGGACGGTCTCCCCATCTACACGTACCGCATGCGGGGCAGCCAACGGAAGCAGATGGGCGTGATGGCTCAGGATGTGGAGCGGTACAATCCATCTGCCGTGCGCCACCACGCCAGCGGGTTCAAGATGGTGGACTACAGCAAGGTGCACTAATGACTATTGATGCAAGCATTCCGCTTCAGGCGGGTAAGGGGGTCGCACCAATCGACCCGATGCAGAATGCTGTAAAGGCATACAGTCTTGCGGGCACGATGGTGGACACGCAGGAGAAGATTCGCGAACGCGATGACGGCCTGCACGATCGGGATGCTCTGCAGAACTATCTGATCTCTGGGGGTGACATCACTACTCCGGAAGGAAGTAAGAAGGCTGTTCAGGAATTGCAGGGTAAGATCAGCCCCCAATTCACTGAAAAGCTGATGGCTCACAGCGATCAAGTCACCAACAACTTCCTGAAACAGAAGGAGATGATGGCGAAGCTTCCAGAGATGTATCTGGAGCAGATGAAGGCTCAGGAAGAGCAGGTTGCCCCCATGCTGGAGCAACTGGACAAGCAGTACAAGAACACACTCTCTACGCAAGGACAAGCTGCTGCGGATGCAGAATTTGAGAAGAATCGTCAGGGCGTCATGGGTTGGATGAGCCAACAGCAGCTTGGCGGACAGCCGAGGTTTAGCCCCGACGTGGCGAAGAGCATGTCTCAGCTCACGCCAGATTCTCTTCCCTATTTCCTGGCGCATACGAAATACCACACGACGCTGATTGACGACCGCCTGAAGGAAGCCAAGATCAACGCCACGGAGGGTGGCAAGCGCACGTTCTACTCGGATGGTAAGGACGAGTACATGCAGAACGACCGGGGCATCACGATGAAGAACGTGAATGGCACCTGGGAGAACGTAGACATCTTGCCCGCTAACGCGCGCAAGATCGGTACTCAGAAGGCGTCCGAGGATACGAGCAGCGCCGTCCAGCTTGAGCCGGGGGCGAAGACCACCCTGGCGATGAACTACATCCTGCACGGTACCCAGGCACTGGCCCGCTTCAATCCTTCTGATCGCAAGGATACCATGAACGAAGCAGATCGCGTCCGCAAGGCGCTGGGTCTGTCGTCTGGTGAGCTCGCGACTCTTGAGTTCAGCGCCAAGGCTAAGGGCAAGGCGCTAGGCAACCTGGAGAACCTGGGCGGTCAGGTGGAGGCGTTCGAGAAGTCTCTGAACAACTACACCAATCGTGCGCTGGAAAATCTTAATGCGATCAAGACTTCTGATATCCCATGGCTAAACAAGATTGTTCAAAATCTTGAGGGGCACGTTGAAGGTCTGCCACCAGACTTGGCCAAACTCCAGGTCAACCTGCGCGCAGTGGCGAGTGAATACAATAAGCTCTCCTCTGGCGCCATGGGCAACACGCAGCCGGGTGAAAAGTCACTGCTGGAAATTCAGGAGATGTTCAAGAAATCTGACAACCCTGACACGCTGCGCGCCACGCTGAGCGAAGTGTTGAAGGATGGTCAGTTCCGTGCCAAGGGTATTCGGGAGACTAAAGATGCGATGCAAGAAAGTATCACGGGTCTCTTGGAGAATAAGAATACACGCAATACTCCTTCCGCTTCTGGCGACGCGAAAGTATCTCTTGCCGATCAGTCTTCTCGTGATAGTGATCGCAATTCTATCCTAAGGGATGAAAAGGCGAAGTCTGTCGCTCAGCTTAACGCCTTGGATCCCAAGGCACCTGACTACGCGGAAAAGAAAGCTCGCATTCAGGGCGACATTCGTGCGCTCAACAAGGAGATGGGCGCCAAGGATGATACTCCCACGGATAAGCCTGCTGACAAGCCCACTGGCAAGACTCGTGAACTGACTATCAACGGTAAGAAGATTACCGTACAGGTAGAATAAGATGGCGACGTACAAGTTTGAACTTGATGGTAAGCAGCACTCGTTTACGACGGATCACGAGCTGTCGGATGAAGAACTGTCTTCTGCTATCGGTCAACTTTCTACGCCCGAAGCTACTAAAGCCAGTGCGGCGCCCGCCAAGTCCGCAGCTAAGGAAGATCCGTACGAAAAGAGTCGAGATAAGAACCCGACTCTAGATCGTATTCTTGGCGATCCAGAGGAAGGAACGGGGGACTTCCTAAAGAATCTTGGCAATTCCATCGGCGCCAACACTGCACGTCTTGCGGCGGGCGCGGGTCAGCTCTATGAAGAGGGAGTGAATTATCTCGGCTCCAAGCTGGGTGTGCCGGAAGATAAGCAGACCCACGTTGCCGCTCAGATTGGCGATCGTGCCACGGCTGTAGCCAACGATGTGGCACGGCGAGACCCACTCGCTGCTGTTGCAGGAGCTACCGTTCCCATGGCTGCGGGTGGGGCCGTTACCGCGCCCGCGCGTGCTGCGACCGCCCCAGGGCGCATTGCGCAGGCTGCTGGAGCTGGTGCCCTGGCTGGCGCGGCGGAGCCCGTACCCAGCGGTGAGAGCGTTGGGCAGGGCAAGATGCGCAACATGGCTGAGGGCGGCATCATCGGTGGTACCGTAGCCAGCCTGGGAGAGGCCGGTAGCGCGATTAAGAACAAAGCCAGCCAGATCATCTTCGGACATACTGGCGGGATGAACAGCCCGGTGCGCGCGCTGGCTGACAAGGCTGAGCAGATGGGCTTTAAACTCAGCCCGCAGCAGAAGCGAGAAGATAGCGGTCGTCTGCAAACTGCGGGTCTAGGATTTGCTGATCGGGAGAATAACACCTTCGTAGCTAATCGGCAGGCCAGCCGCGCCACTGGTGAGCAGACTGATCGCATTACAAGTGAATACATCGGGGAACGATACAAGGACCTGGGCGCGCAGTTTGATAAGATCTACGAACCCGGTAAGCAGTACAAGATCGACGCCTCGGTGCTGCCTGGACTGCAAGAGATGGTGCAGGGTGAGGCGAATGTGGGCCGCCCATTCGCAAGCTCTCCCGCGATACAGGCTGCAAACAAGATTCTCACCTCGTTTGGCGTAGTGCAGAATGCATCTGGTCTTGGTAAGGTCACGGGCATGAAGGTGGATGCCGAAGACATCCAACGCCTGCGCGATCAGGTCAGCAAGCTGGCGTACAAGACGCAAGACCCGTACAAGAAAGACGCGATGATGGAGGTGGTGCACGCCATCGACAAGTCCGTCGAGAAGAACAATCCAGAGGTTGCCGAAGCGCTGAAGGAACTGCGCCCCAAGTATCGTGCGCTTTCCACGCTTGACACCTTGTCTAAGAGCGGCGGCATTGATCAGAACGGTAATCTCAGTCCTGCCAAGCTGGGCGAATATCTTCGTAAGAAGGATCCCAACTACACCAAAGACAAGTCTACTCATCCTCTGGCAGAGCTGGGTGAGCTGGGTGAAACATTCGGCATTCGTGGCATGGGAGAAGCTAACATCGTGGGCGGTGGCACTACAGCCCGCGCCCGTCCTGAGGACATTGCCAGTCATACGGGTCGTATCCGCATGGCCATGGAGCACGCGCGTGACCTGCCTGGGGTCAAGCAGTCTCTGGAGCAGGGGTATCAGAACAAGATCTACAGCATGACTGGATACGGACTTAGTCAAGAAGATTTGAGGGCGATTAACGCTACGCAGATGGCCATGCAAGACGAGGAGCGGAAGCGTGAAGCTACTAATCGTTGATACTGACTGCTGTGGACTGAGCTTCGCACTGCGCGCGCAGGCCGCAGGTCACGAGGTGAAGTGGTTCATCAAGAAGAAACCTTCCGTCCATGAAGAAGTGGGTCAGGGCTTTAAGGGAATCACTAAGGTAGACAACTGGCTCAGTCATGCGACGTGGGCAGACCTGATCTTCTGCACGTCTAATGATGACTATCTTGAGAAGCTGGCACTGCTTAAGAAGAAGGGATTCCCTGTCTTTGCTCCTAGTCCTGAGTCGGCAAATCTAGAAATCACCCGACAAGATGGACTGAAGATGCTGGAGTCTGTGGGCATTGAATGCGCCCCATATAAGACGTTCCCCAACATGCGCGCAGCAGAAGCCCACGTGAGAAAGACTGGCGAGCGCTACGTGTTTAAGACTCTGGGCGATAATGAGGACAAGTCGCTCACCTATGTCAGCAAGTCTCCGGCCGATTTGATTGCTTGGATGCAGCGCACGCCGCCACCCAAGGGTGAGGTGATGCTACAAACCTTCATCCAGGGAATTGAGATGGGGGTTAGCAGATTCATGGGCAGTAAGTCGTGGGTCGGTCAGTGGAACGAGAGCTTTGAGCACAAGAAGATGATGTCGGGCAACTACGGCCCCAACACGGGTGAGATGGGCACAGTGGCCTATTTCACTGAAACGAGCAAACTGGGATCAGAGACTCTGGGCAAGCTGGAGAAGCAGCTACTGTCGCTGGGGCATGTGGGCGACGTCGCGCTGGGGTTCATCATCGATGAGAAGGGCAAGCCCTGGCCCACGGAATGGACGTGCCGCTTTGGCTGGCCGATTGCAAACATGATGCTGGGGGCCACTAAGGGCGATCCTGTCCAGTGGATGCTTGATGCGATCAACGGCAAAGATACTACTACTTTCAGTGAAGACATTGGTGTCTGTCTGGTTCTTGCTCATTCTGATTTTCCTCATGATAACGCTCCTCCTGATGCTGTGGTTGGAGTCCCGGTCTACGGAGTGACGAAGGGGAATCAGAAGCATCTGCATCCACAGCAGATTATGATGAAGAAACTGCCCAACATGAAGGGCGACAAGATGGTGGAGGAGAATATGTGGGCCACAGCAGGCAGCTACGCCACGGTCATCACTGGCTTTGGTGACAGCGTCAAGCAGGCGGCGACCCGAGCGTACAAGACTGCCAAGGAACTACACATCGCCAACCCCATTCTTCGAGACGATATTGGAGAGGGATTGAAAACACAGTTGCCCGAGCTGCATAAGCTGGGGTATGCTTTGCACTGCAACTACTCGTAACCATGACCGCATCACTATCCTCACTGTACGGCGCTGGTGCTCAACTCTTCGATGATAAGGGCGTCGTGCTGAGTGGCGGTCTCATCTACACTTATCTGGCTGGGAGTACCACGCCAGCCATTACCTGGACGGATTCTGCGCAGACCGTTCCCAACGCCAACCCTATCCAGCTGAATTCTGCAGGTAGGACGACTAGCGAGATCTATCTTCCCAACGGCACAGGCTATAAGTTCATTGTGACTGATAGTCTTGGCGCCTCCGTGGGACCGACGTGGGATAATATCTTCAGTCTTGGGACTAACGCTGGGGGCACCAGCTCCGCTTCCGCGTGGGTGGAATCCGGTCTGGTCCCGACATTCTCTAGCAGCACCAGCTTCACCGTGCCAGGGAATCAGACTCTGGTGTTTCCTGTGGGAACTCGTATCAAGACCACAAACACCGCAGGTACGATCTATGCTACGGTCATTGCGGTAGCATTCACTTCTTCTACGCTCGTAACGGTGAAGACAGATGCTGGCATTCTAGACGCGGGTCTGAATGACGTAGCGTACAGTCTGATCAGTGGACAAGCGTACTACGCTCGTGGTCCGTTCACACCTGTTCTGAAGTTTGCTGGGGTTACGCAGACCACCTCCGTCACTCAGGGAGAATACATCCAACTGAGCAACGTCATTCTCTTCACTATCCGTTTGGGTAAGACCAATTCTGGATCTCCGTCTGGTGCGGTCACCATCGGTGGTCTTCCTTTTGCCTCCTCTGCTAGCTTCACGTACATCCAGAACGCTGCGCTGGTGACCCCCAACTGGCCCACGGGCATGACGGGTATGCATGGAGAAATTGCTGGCGGGGACATTCAGCTCTACTACAATACGACTTCAGGCATGTCCAATGTGCTGGACGCAGCCATCAATTCCAACACTGGTTCTACAAATATCTACGTTAGCGGAGTTTACTTCCTATCATGAGCGATATTGATCCCGTGGAGTACGGTAAACTCCTTGCAAAAGTTGATAATCTTGAGAAGTCAGTGTCCGCGCTGAATGATAAGATTGATGATCTAATGGCCATGGCCAATCAATCTAAAGGCGGACTGTGGGTTCTCATTTCAGTGGGCGGCGCAGTAGGCGCCGCTTTGACATGGGTAGCGGAACACTTCTTCGGGGGTAAATAATGTTTACTGCGATCATTGGCCTGCTGGGCGGCGCCACGGCGCGGCTGGTGCTGGGTCAGCTATTTGACTTCATCACCAAGTGGCAGGATAGCAAGAATCAGATTGCTCAGATGCGGGTGCAGGCAGAGATTGACGCTGCCAAGGCACAGCAGCAGATCAATCTACTGCAACTTCAGTCCAGTCTTGGCATCAAGGAGATTGAAGCCCAGGTGGACGCCCACGCGGCCACGACGGATGACGACAGCTTCCTGCAAGCGGTGAAGAATACCGCCGTCACGGTCGGCATCAAGTGGGTGGACGCATGGAATAGTGTGATCCGTCCCTTCCTCGCGACGATCTGCATCGGTCTTTGGATGATGGCGCTGTGGAAGCAGGGCTTCGTTCCTAACGACTGGGATCGTAATCTGATCAGCATTGCTCTGGGCATCTTCATCGGTGGTCGCATCCATGCCACTGGACGTTGATGCGATCCTAGATGGGATTACCTCCATTGTTGCCACCCCTGGAGTTGAGGGGCTCGTGCTACATCCATACCTGGACTCAGTGGGGGTTCCAACCATCGGTCGTGGCACGACTATTTACCCCAATGGCGTACGAGTTACACTCCGTGATCCCTCCATCACGGTTGCGAAAGCTGACTTGTACGTGCGGGATCACCTTGTCCGGCGCACCCTACCTGCTGTGCTGCGGCTGTGCCCCACGCTGCAGACGGAGGCTCATTTTATCGCTATCGGCGACTGGACCTACAATCTCGGTGAAGGCAAGCTCAAGAACAGTACGCTTAGACAGAAAATCCTAGCCAGGGACTGGAATGCCGTACCCACCGAGATCGCTAAGTGGATCTACGGCGGGGGCAAGGAGCTGGGCGGTCTAAAGCGCCGCCGCGCACTGGAAATACTGGCTTGGCAAGGGGCCTAGGACCAATCGAACAGGTCCTGCGCGCTCCGGTAGGCCCACAGCCCCCATAGGGGTACCAGCAGCAGGTCCAACGCGGTCGAAAACCGCCTATCGACGCTGTAGTCGTACCACGCGCACCAAGCCATGAATATCAGAGCTGCTATTTGAAAGATGAACGCAGCCCAGGTCAGTTGTCTGTTGGTCACTTAAACACTCCTTCCTTGACGAGATTCCACAGCCCGTCACTGTTGCGGTCGATCTTGAACCCGCGAATCTTGGCGTTGCGCCCCGCCTGCATGTCGTCCCACTTGTCGCCCACCATGGCGCAGAGGCGATTCCGCTCCAGCTTCATGTCTCGGAACGCCTGTAGGATCATACCTGGGCGTGGCTTGCGGCACTGACACAAGTCCTCGGGACGGTGCGGGCAGAAATAGATTCTATCTATTTCTGCGCCGTAGTCATTCCAAAGCTTGTCCTTCATGACGCGGTTCTGCTCCTCGAACTCTCGTAGCAGCAACTCCCCCCGTCCCATGGCCGCCTGATTGGTACAGACTACGATCTCGTATCCCAGCACGCGCAGCTTGCCTAGCGCGTCACCCACGCCGGGCAGGATAGAGATCTCCTCGGGATGCTGCGGACGGCCAATGTCCTGAATGAGCGTGCCATCACGGTCTAGGAATATTGCTTTGGTTCGTTGCATGAAGAATCTTATTGATCATGTCTGTGGTAGACACGCCCGGTAGCCGTGGGATGCTGAGCACGGCAAAGCCCTTCTTGATTGCCCATTGAGCCTCGGGGCCATCTAATCCAGATTCTGCGTCCTTGGCGTACACGACAGAATGAGAGACATTCTCAGTGATGTCTCTTTCAAACGCGATCACTGGACTGCTACAAGGCCTCACTGTGTAGGTGCAGTGCCCGCCCTTAAAGAGCAGATCAAAAAACTTGACAAGCTCTTTAGTCCGATCATTCTGGCTGATGATCGGACGCATGGAACCCTTCATGCGACGTACAGATGCATCATCGTTTACGTACACCATGAGATGGTCTCCACCTTCCATGTGCCACGTCAGCTCTTGGAAGAAGTGACGATGACCTTCATGAAGAAGGTCAAAGCACCCATTAGTGACATAGATCATCGATTACCTCGCAAATGCTGTGATACACGATCTGATGCAGCGTCTGCACCAGTGCGGTCTCGGTGGCGGGGACGTTCAGTGTAAGGTCAGAGTGAGCATGAAGCTTGCACTGCATGACCCCAGTCATCCCCACTACCGTGATGCCCATGTTCTGCGCGCACTGCGCGGCATGTACCACGTTCGGACTGTTGCCGCTCGTACTGATGCAGATCAGTACGTCTCCTGACTGACCCAGCGCGGCCACCTGTCGTTCAAACACGTGGTTGAATGAGAAGTCATTGGCGCAGGCCGTGAGAATCGCTTGGTCTGCAGTCAGTGCCATGGCGCTCAGAGGCTCACGATTCTTGGCGTACCGTACCACCAACTCGGCCGCGAAGTGCATGGCATCTGTGGCACTTCCACCATTGCCGCAGATCATCACCTTGCTGCCCTCCATCATGCGCTTGTGCATGAGCTGTGCCACGGTAGTGATCTCTTCGTGCAGTGTGTGGCCGAACATGAGAGCGTTGACCGCCCCGTAAGCCCTCCCCATGGCTTCCTTAACAATCTGTCGGCACTTATCCCTATCAGACTGGGACGGCAATCCGGTGCTTCCTGCACTCATCAAGAGTCTCCTGTAGTGTGATGGGACGGACACCTTCGTATTCGGTGCCCAGACCGGCGATGACGTTGGCAATGCGAGCTGCGTGCAGCAGCATCGCACCCTTCACAGCCCAGAATACGGCTAGTGCAGCAATCACCTGATCGCCCGCGCCCGTGGGATCAATGGTCTCCCTCTGCCAAGCGGGAATCTTCTCTCCATTCAAGACCATTCCTGCTGCGCCATGAGTTACCAACACGTTGTCAATGTTGCAGGGAATCATGAGAGTCATCATCTCCATGATGTTGGGCTTAATGACAGTGGCTCCCGCGTACTTAGTCCAGTCCCTGCCCTTGGGGTCTACGATCACCGGCACGTTCAGTGACCGTGCATGCTCAATCATCTTCTGCGGACGAGCTAGCACGCCCTTGCCGTAGTCGCTCAGCACCAGACACTCCACCAGACCTGTGTCCAGAACAGATATCACATCTTTATCAAGCGAGTCCAGAACGTGATCAGACTCTGGGCCACGGTCAATGTCGTAGCGCATGAGCATCTTGCTACCCAGCATGACGCGGGTCTTGCACGTGGTCTCGCCATCGCTGGCATTCCACAGGACGTCGATGTCAGTACATTCACCCATCAACGTCTGGCTCGTGGGGTCTAGCCCACAGGTGGTCATCACCTGAACTTCCTCCCCCAGCGCCATGATGCACCGGGCCACGTTCATGCAGCCACCGGGCATGAATCGCATGGACTGGTGCGTGACCACCGGGGTGCCGGGCGACTCGGGAGCATCTCTTGTGGACTCTACGTGATCGTAGATGTCCAGCATTGCATCTCCAACGACAAGAATCACTTCAGGGTCTCCAGCAGCGCGGCTGCCATGCGGATCTCGCGAGCGGTGACGCTGCCCACGGTACCAATGTCGATGATGAAGCTGTCTGGGATCTTGTCAGACAGACTAGATCTTAGCTTTGCTAGGGGTCTGAGATTCTTGATCAGCTGTCTGCGCTCGATCGATTGTCGCTCATTGCCGCCACACATGGGGCATTCGTTCATTTCTGCTTCGCCTTTTCAATGACGCGTTTCGCCTCACGACGCGCGTTTTGAGCGACACGTCGTGGAGGTATAGTCGGTCTCTTGGGATCTTCCTTACTCTCGGACGATTTCATCCTGTTCTTCTTGATTCATTAAGCGGATATCCTTGCGGAGCCGCTCAATGCGTCCTGCCAGCATGCTTTCCATGCTGGCGTAGTACTCCCTGTGCTTCGCCATGTTCAGTTTGTCGGCCTTCGCGGCTTCCATTTCGCGAACGGCGATTTGCAGGGCGGTTGGCTTCAACCAAGTGATGAACTTCATTGTTGTACTTCTCGACGATAGGGCAGAAGATACCCTGTTCCTTGGCGTCGTCCATCGCCAAGTCAGGGCTCAGCGCTGTTACCAGCGCCACGGTGCGCCATTGAACGTCGTACCACTGCAGATTCGTTGTACGATCTATCCATGGACCAAGCCACACGGGCTTGAGGATTGCGTAGGTTTGCATAGCCTATTGTGTACCCGCGAGTTTTCAGGTGCAAGCCCGGAGTTGGCCCGGGTCCTGGTCTACATAGCCATGCCCAGCGTGCCCGGAGTCCGGCACGGACGCTTTCGATGGCGTGGCGGCGCATTGGTAATGGTGCTTTGTTAGCTCTCCCAAGAATTGGGGCTGTAGCCGATAAGTATGACGGCATTTCTTGCATTGATACAGATTCGTACCATCTCCGTAGTAACCTTCCACAGTGAATGAGTCCGGAAACACAGGAACTTCACCAATCTTAGCTCCAGACTCGGTATACACAAACTTGTTCCCGTAGATCTTCGGCTCTTCCTTCTCGGGCGGAGGATACATCTTGTCGTAGACTTCCAGATACTTCTCGATGAAGTGCTTGGCCTTCTCCAAGTCCTGCTTGCCGTGCTTCTTGCGACAGCGGGTCACGTACTTGGTGATCTGCGCTTGGAAGTAGTCCAGATCATTTGCCACTACGTAGTCCCAATGTTGAATGCCGCTGGCGTAGTGATCACCGCCGATTTGAGTCTTGTTTGCGTTAGACATTTTCTCTCCTTTTGATCCAATCGTGAAATCCGAGTTTCCAGTCGCACCACTCGATGCCTGCCAGCGTGTAGGGTCGTCCAGCCTTACGTTCAAGATAGGCCCGTTTGAGGGGATCCGCAACATCGCGGATGAAGCGGGTGGCGTAGACGTTTCCTTCTGGCTTGAAGCGCCACGTGAGTTCCTGGCAATCTTCCAAGAAGTCAGTATAGATTTCATCGTCTGCAACCAGTGGAATGTGGAGATCCTTACCATTACGATAGTGATCTTCCGAGTAGGTGGGTGGGTTGGAAAGGAACTCAGCCACCATGGGCACGTCGGTGTAGACGTGGAAGTTGTTGCTGAACTGTCGGTACACGCCCATGGGCAGCCTGATAGCCTGAGCAATGAACTCTTGCAGGATACTGAAGTGCACGACGTTGGCCCCGTAGGCACCCCACAGCATGTCGTTGCTGCGACAGCACACGGTCATATTCAGCTTCCCACCTCGGCAGTCCAAGTACAGATGGGTATTGCAGGGGCGATCATTCCACGGATGGGTCGTGAAGTCCAGTAATGGCGCCCACATGGAGATGACCACTTGTCGGGACTTGGGGTTGCTTTTCAGCTGAAGAATCGTTTCCTCAAGCTGATCCATGTTGAATGCTTCTCTCCAGCGCCATCCATAGGCACCATGCATGTCTAGCTCTTCAGTGTAGACCGCAATGCGAGGATTAAAGTCCACCAGAGGTGCGACGTTCTTGGCGCCAGTCAGCATCCATAGCGCTTCAAGGAGATGGAACACATGATTGCAATCCCGTCGAGGCTCAAAGAGAACACGCTCCCAGGGTCGCTCATATTCCGTAACAACTGGTCCAGGAGCCACCAGCACAGGTCCATTTCTAGATTCCTCTCTCACACCAGCAGAGCGTAGCCACCACAGCCCGCTTAGGAACGCTTCGTTAACGTTCCGTTCCTTGATTACGTGGGTCATTGGGTTCCTTGAAACTTGTTACGGCGATGTCCATTGGGGTCACTAGTCAGCTTGCACCACTTACTGAATTCGCACAGACAGTTCTGAAAGTCCTGCATGTGCAGATTATTACCAAGAGCGTTGATGAACGGAGGCATGACCTCTTCGTAGCAGATCTGAACGTACTTGTGATAGTTGTGGACCTTGATGCTACCTTCCGGCGCACCGTGGAAGTACCAGTTCAGCCCGCGCAGGCTGCCCGGCCCGGGGGTGGACCACGTCATCCAGTCCGCCGCACCCCACAGAGGATGGTCGTAAGTGTTCTTCATGTCTGCAATGACCTGACCCGCCAGGAAGCTGCCAAGACCGTCGATCTCGGTTAGAGACTTGAAGCACTTCTCCAGTGAGGCATAGTGGATGCCCCTGCCACGCTCCAATGCGCGCACTGCCTCCACCACGTCAAACACGTAGTCAATCTTATCCATCTTCTTGCCGCAGGTGGACACGGTGTACGCGCTGGTGAACACCTTGCAGCCAATGTCGCGGTACGCCTTCATGACCCCACGCGCGGCGGTCAGATCACCAAGTCCTACGTCCTTCTTGATCCTTTCTAGGCTGTCCGGAAGATTGAACAGCCGCCCCAACACGAACTTCCACGCAGGGTCTAACTTGCCGTTCCACTCTGTACGGAACCACTTCGTCACTCGGTCATCCTCACGACGGACGTTGCAGAATCGGGTGGTTTGGAACACGGGGTCAATAGACCATGGTGCAGGGGATCCGGATTCCTTCAGAAGCCGGATGCGTTCCCGCTCACGGATCCAATACTGCATCTCATTAGTCAAGTTCGGCATGTAACCTCACAACCTGCTTGCGCAGTTCTTCTTCAAAATCTTCTACCCAGAACTGCTGTTCCTGAGCGAATTGTTGCCGCGTTCCCAATAGATTAAGACTTCTATCCTTGGTCAGCACGTAGCGGCTGCAGTCGTAGCCGTATTTCGCCAGGGTCTTCACGCTCCCAGGCGTGAAGCACATCGGCAACCCCGCGCTGAGCATCTCGTAGAACCGAGTGGCGGGGAAGTGGTCCGCGTCCTCGCTACGGTCGTCCTGTGCGTAGATACCAACCCCATGTTGACTGAGTTCCTGGGTCAGCAACGTGCGGACGGGAGGAACTAGATTGATGCCGGGGATGAGTAGGAACTTGTCGCTGGTGCTGCTGACGGTGACGCTGCCAGCCTCCCGCGCCATGTAGCGGAATTCCTGCTCCCTGCGCTCGCGGTACGCGCCATAGTAGAAGAAGTCACTGCCCTGGTGCTTGCTGCGGCGGGCGTTCTTGTCAAAGCCTAGAACATTCCAGTTTACGTGCGCGCTGTGTTGTGTCTTTTCGGAATTCTCACCGCACGTAGTCCAGTAATGAGGCACAAGTCCACGGAGGTTGAACGCAGCGCGGAAGGGAGATTGTGCCTGACTCTTGGCCTTGGGGGGCGGCAGCGTGTAGTCATTCTGAACCCAGACCACGTTTCGCGACGTTCTAACGAATTCAGCCAGCTCCGGGAGATACTTACAATACAGCGTGCTGCCATTGACGATGAGGAGATTGTCTACCTTGGATTCCCTGAGAGAAAGTTCTGCACTGTCGTACAGCGGGGCTCTCAGGGTTGCGGCCAGCCACGTAGCGAGACGTGTGCTGGCGATCGTGCTTGTATGCCGCACGGGGAGCATACTGCACACGACTGTTCTGGTCATGCGAATTGTATCCTCGAGATGATCTCTGGCTCCTTAGGAGCCAGAGAAAGTTAGAGTGAATTTCAGGTTACTGAATCACTTCTTCAGCCACTACGGGGGCAGCGGCTTCAACAGTCGGCTCCTTCTTGGCGCGAGCCTTGCGCTCCTTCTTCGGAGCATCGGCAGAAAGCGTGACGCCTTCAATGCTCAGGTAGCCACTGCGCAGATCCCACAGCAGGTCACCACGGGAGCCACCGGCTGCGAGGTACGCGCCCACGGTGGGGGCACCGAAGTACGCGGCGAAGCGCGCATGCGTGGCCTTGCTGGCGCTACGCGGGTTGCTGGTGATGTGCCAGGTCACTTCACTCTCGGGAGTGAAGGTGCCAAGAACCGCCAGATTCTTGTTGTGCTTGAGCTTCGATTCGGGGGATGCGACCGCTTCAACCGAAGCGTCCTTGTTCTTTGCCATACGATTCCTGTGAAAATTGATTAAAAGATGATCTTAGAGAACTGGCGGGAGCCAGTGGACTTACCCCGCCTATCTCTTCAACCCAACGCCTGTAGTATAACAGAAGGATTAACCCTACTGTCGAAGATTTTGTAACAAAGACATAAAATCATTCATATCCGCGCCCTTCTTCCCCAGCACCAGAGGCATCTTCTCGTCTAGCGTATCCTTAGCCAAGATTCTGTGGACAACGACTCGGAAGGACTTCTGACCTTGTCGGTAAATTCTATCGATAGTCTGAAGATAATGCTCCAGATTCCAAGGCAGACCATACCAAGCGATATGATAGCAGTTCCCCTGGAGATTAAGCCCAAGCGAAATAGTCTCAGGATGACCAAGTAGGTTAGGGCAAAGACCGGAATTAAACTGATTGATAAGTACAGCATCCTTAGCTTCGCTTCCTTGACCAATGCACGGAATCTTCAATCGTTCCTGAATCATTTCACGATCAAATTGCCATACGTAGGGAATGAGAAGGGACTGACCTTGCATCTCATCAATCAGATTCTCTAGCTCATCTAACTTGGCTGTATGCAGCACAACGTGCTCACGCTGCGCGCCGTTCACGTACAGGGCTCCATTAGCGATCTGTCTGCACTTACCTGAAGCGACTGCCGTGTTGGCCGCCACGATGGTCTTGTCAGAAACCATCGTAATCAACTCTTTCTCCATCAGTCGGTACTGATGTAACGCTTCTGGAGGAAGCGTTACATACCTGTCATCAAAGATGAGTTCTGGCATCTGTAGCCAGTCTTCCCGTCGCATCCGTAGAACGAGGGGGGCAATTTTCTCGGCGACACGTTCTGCCGCATTTTCTGCCGGGTGCCACACGCCCTTGATGCGTGGATCCGGCGTGAAGTATTTGTTCCTGAAATGTGTAATGTACTGTCCAAGCGAGCTACCTTCGTCCAGGATATAGATCTGTCCGAAGAGATCATGCAAACCGTTCGGACTGATCGTACCAGTAAGGATGTATCGTCGCTTGAAAACAGAGATGAACTTTCGTAGTACCGCGAAGCGGTTCGTAGTCGTATGCTTGAATTTCGTGGATTCATCCACCACGAGCATGTCGTAGTTAGCTTTAACGAACGCCAGCCGTTCCTCGGATACTTGGACCCCACCTTTCTTAGATGCGTTCTTGCCGCTCCAACGTGCCTCAAGCAGCCAGTTGAGACCTTCCGGGTTAATGACGTGTATGAGAGAATCATCATGCAGAAGCTCTTCTTTTTTCGGTCCATGTAGCACCGAAACCGTCAGATCCTTGAACTGTTCCCACTCATTTTTCTGTACCGGCCAGACGTTGTGCGCCACCTTCAGTGGAGCAACGACTAGTACGCGTTTGACGTAACCAAGATCTTTGAGAATCTTGATTACCGCGTACATTATCGTGGTCTTTCCAAGTCCGGGGTCCAAGAGTAGTCCGGCGCACGCTTGATGCAGGCACACTTCAATGCCCCGCTCTTGGTACTGTCGTGGCACCCATACGGGAGGTTGAATATTGAGCATAGCCATGTCTTTGCGAGTTCTACGTCGTCAGTCCAGTACGTGGGGATGCCCACGCGTTCTAAGGATTCTAGACGATGAAACTGCAACGGACGAGGCTTGCTGCCAGGAGCCTTGAACTCGATGCACGCAGTCATTCCATCGTAGAAGAAAATGCGATCAGGCCAGCCCGTAGAGCCCGCTGGAGTGAATTTCAAGCAGAGGATCCCGAGATTGGTCGCCCACTTGCACACGGGCATTTCTACTAGAGCTTCTTTCATCTTCTTTCCACTTCATGTAGGCGCGGACGTACAACACGGTCAGCACGCCGTTCATTGGCAGCAAGCCCCAGCTAGCACTGGCCCACACCCATGCGAGCCATAGGACCTGCCCGCCGAGCTTGATCTGCCATGAGCGGATAGACTTATCCCCGGCCAGCCATGTCGCGTAGATGGTAATGGTGCTCAGCAGCCAGGGCAGATAGTTAGCGATTAAGATCCGAATTGGCATGGGCCACCTCGCTTCTTTGCGTAGTCACACCAGTTGCATTCCAGGCTGGGCTTGGGAGCCAGTATTGTATCCTTCTGCATCATGATTACGCGTCCTTCCCACAGCTCCTTGAGAGTGTTGAATCCCGCCGCGCTCTTTACCGTAGTGCGCGCGGGCGGGGCAGTGCCTTCCAGATAGTAGGTCGTAACCTGCACCTCGTCTGCGTGCCAGTTCCTCATGCCGAACATGGCATACAGCTTGCGCTGGTCTGCGTGGGAGTCCTTGGGAGTGCCCGACTTCCACTCGCCCACGTGTAGCAACCCGTAGCTGGTGGCGTGCGGCTTGACGTACCTTGCAGCGTCCAGCACAGCTACGCACGCGGCAAAGGGGCTCTTAGGCCCGCACACCTGCCAGTCGCTATCAAACGCGAGCTTCTTTTCTGCGTAGACATCTCCATTGGGGTGATCTCGATACTCATCGAGCATGGGGATGTACTGAGAATCAATCTTCGCGGCTGGCTTATCGCCAAACTTCAGATTAGGATCTGGATCTAGAGAATTGATGCGTCTAGTGATGTACTGATCAACACGACTGTGCATCTCCGTTCCGCGCGCCGCAGCAGGCCCGCTGGGTGCCCGGGGCAGCTTCATGATAGACTGGAATTTCCACTTCTGGGGACACTTGCTGTACGTCTCCCACTGAGAGAAGCTCCACTTGAACGGGGGCGCAGGCTCCCCAAATGAATTGAGTAGTGGTTCGGTCACGCGGGTTCGTACCTTTCAATATCAGACCAGTTCTGGCCTGCAAATCCTTCGCTACGGAAGGGAACATCAAAGCGATCTGCGTCCATGGCGGCGCGCAGGCGGATCATGGCCTGCGGCTGTTCCCCTGCAGGAACGGACAAGTTAATTTCATCGTGCACGGCAGCCTGCAATTCATCCTCTGGCTTGCGGATGTGATAGTGCCAATCCACCAGAGCCTGCTTAGTCTGATCGGCAGCAGATCCCTGAATAAGATAATTCAGTAGCTTGTAAGATAGATCGCGCTCGTGATTAGGCTCACGATAGTATATACGACCGCCCCAAGTACGAATACAGCCGCCACTAGAACCACGCCTGCGAGTAGCTGTTCCCAGCTCCTTGACTTCTGGAAGAACTTCATAGTATGCCTGCCTGAATTGCCCACCCTGCTCTAGCGGCACACCCAGCGCCGCGCTGAGGTTAGGCACGCCGCGTCCGTACATGATACCGAACGCAATGATCTTAAGGAACTTACGGGGCAAGTCAATGCCCAGCATGTCCTTGAGCATGTCCTGCACCATCTTGTGCGGGTCCACGTCGGGATTGGCACGGTAAGCCTCGTACAGCTTACCCTCTGCGAAGTGGGCCAGAATCCGCATTTCCTGCGCACTAAAGTCGCGCTTCAGCCAGATGCGACCCTGCCCTGCAATGAGGTATGCGCGCATGTGCATGATGCGCGGCATGTGAGGATAGAATTCAGCAAAGAATGCTTCTATCTGTGCAGGAATTACGATGCTTTCGAAGTCATTCGGGACGTTTTGTAGGTTGGGATCACGGCACGACATACGACCAGTCCGTGTTCCGGATATGTCCCCGCCATCTCCTCGATCACCACGTATCTGATTCCATTGTGGATGCAGTCGTCCCCCTTCCGCAGCGGCCTGCCGCAGCCATGGGTAGACGAAAGTACCAAGACAGGTTGTGAGGATTCCATGGTACGCAAGGTGATTAAGTAGATCAGGATCTTTGATCCGGCCCTGTAGATTCTTACGGCTGGTCGACTTCTTGCCCGTGGCGGTCAGTACCCACTCGGTAACCAGACCCGCGCGATCCAATGCCTCAGCCAGTTGTGCGTCCTTGGATAGTTCGAACTCTCCTAGCCGGGAATAGATATACTGCTCGCTGATCTTACGAGCGGCTTCGTACACCTGAACGTCATTTTCTAGACGTTCTGTATCTACCAGCATGCCTCGCTCGCTGGACTCCATCAGTACGGGCATCAGTAACTGCTCGCGCTGATAGGCAGCCTCCATACCCATCTCTACGATTTTGGGATGAAGGTGGCTGTGCAGCTGATACGTTCGGTCTGTGTCCCCACAAGCATACTTGCCAACG